TTAACGGCAGCGACGCTTGCTGTCGACTTCCTTGCCCAGCAGGCCACCGCCCACCGCGCCCAATATAGTGCCGGTCGTGCGCTCACCGCGCGTGTCGATCGCCCGGCCCAGCAATGCGCCGCCAGCAGCGCCAATGATCAGGCCAGTCGTGCCGTCCGATTTACGGCAATAGGTCCGGCCATCGCGTCCGCGCCATTCCTTGTACCGATAATGTTTGCGTGCCTGCGCACCGTCGGTCGGGACGGCCATGGACATGGGGATGGCCAGCGATACAGCGGCCAGGGCGAGTAGGGCTTTACGCATAAGTTTCTCCTCCGAATGCGTGGATTTGCCGCTTGAACCCCTGCACCTTGACGCAGGTTGCATGAACAGGGCACAACGAGATAAGCCACTGTTTATCCATCGCTAAATTTTGAGGCGAACGGAAGCGGCGCAGGGACGAACCGGCGGTTCAGCCATCATTTGGTATGGTTATCCAACGCCCGGTCGGGCTGGCGGCCTTCAATTTGAAGAGAGCGAAAAAGTTATCCACAGCTTTATGACGCTTTGGCTACGGACCGTTGCCGATTCTGCTTTGCACGACTCGGTTTTGGTGAGACCTTCCTTGTATCGGAACAGTTGGGAACGGAGCGATCCGTTTCCGAGAATCCTTGGTAAAACAGGAATTTAACGCTGTACCGAAGGTCCGCTGGAAGATGTCTTTCGCGAGGGCGACATCAACCGACGGATCGGTCCAAAAGACCGTAGCCGGGTACGCGCGAAAGTGAACGTCGGGCTTCGGATATTGCGGACCAGAGCCAGCCTGGCTGCCCTTGGCCCAAGCTGGAGCAGTCCTTGGCAAACAGGCTTTCGGGCCAGTGCCAGGACAACGCCGGGCCGATGATCGCCTCTCGCCAGAGAAGCGGATCGCATGACCCGACGGCAGTGGGGACCGACAGCAATGTCGGCCCCCATTTTGCGTTTGGGGCTTCGCTTTCAACGCAAGGGGGATGGCCTGACTGGTGCCGGATGCAGGATTTGAACCCGCGACCTTCGGTTTACAAAACCGCGCGCCCGGTTCCTGCAACGTCCGAAAACAGCCAATTCTCCCAGACTGACTTGCGGTTTCGACCGATCGTTTCGGGGCTTATCCCGGCTCACAGGTGCAAGGTGCGCCTTCGTGCGGTGGTTGCCTCCCAGATGGAGGCGCGCTGATGTTTCAGGGTCTCTTCATCGACGGCTTCGCCGGTGGCGGCGGAGCAAGCACAGGCATTGCTCAGGCGATCGGCCGCGAGGTGGATATCGCCGTCAATCACAGCGAGACGGCTATCGCCATCCACAAGGCGAACCATCCCGGCACCGAACATTTCTGTCAGGACATCAAGGCGCTCTGGCCGCTTGCTGCCACGAGGATGCGGCCGGTCGCTGGCGCTTGGTTCAGCCCTGACTGTAAGGAATTCAGCAAGGCGAAGGGCGGGCCGGTCAAGGATCGGTCGATCCGGGCGCTGTGCTGGGAAGTCGTCGCCTGGCTCAAAGAGGTCCGGCCAACCGTCGGCTATCTAGAGAACGTCGAAGAGTTTGAGTATGCCGCGCCGCTCGACGATGAGGGCTTTCCGATCAAGGGGCAGGAGGGGCGCGAGTTTAAGCGCTTCGTAAAGGCGATACGCGCGCTGGGCTACAAGGTCGCGTACAAGATCCTGCGCGCGTGCGACTATGGCGCGCCGACCAGCCGCAAGCGGCTCTACATGATCATGCGCTGCGATGGCCTGCCCATCGTCTGGCCCAAGCCCACGCATGGGCGACCCGATTCGCCGGGCGTGAAGAGCGGAAAGCTGTTGCCCTATCGCACGGCGGCTGAGTGCATCGACTGGTCCATCCCATGCCCCTCGATCTTCGGGCGCAAGAAGGATCTGGCTGACAGCACCATGCGGCGGATCGCGCATGGTGTGATGCGCTACGTCGTGAACGCGGCCAAGCCGTTCATCGTACCTGTCACCCACCAAGGCAGTGTCAGGGTCCACGACATTGAAGATCCATTGCGGACAGTGACTGGAGCCAACCGCGGCGAGTTGTCGCTGATCGACGCCATGCTCTCCCCGCACATCATGACCAACCGTAATTCGCAGAAGCCGTTCACCGCAGTCGACGAGCCGACCCACACTATCACGGCGGGCGGAGCGCATCAGAACGTCGTCCAGGCTGCGCTGGTGTCCTACGGACAGCACGGCGGCCACAATCGCCCGGTGGATGAGCCTCATCACACCGTTGCCGCGTCAAAGAAGGATACGAATGGTGTCATTGGCGCGACATTGATTGGTGTCGGGGGGCGGCGCGGCCAAAGCCCGCCAATGTCTATGGTTGGCCCCTATCCGACCACGACGGCAAAGGCCGACGCCGCCGTTGCCACAGCATTCCTATCCCACTTCTATTCCAGCGGTGGAGGGGAGGGCCGACCGGACACGCCAGCCAAGACTATCACTGCCGATGGCCAGCACCACGCAGTCGTCACCGCCCATATCGAGCAGGCGAATGGTGGGCCGCGCAACACCCGCTCTGCCGGGCGGGACGCCCGCCGGCCGCTCTCCACCGCAACGACGACAGGATCGCAGCAGCGCATTGTGCAGACGACGCTGGTCGAGGAGGGGGTACTGCCACCGGAAATGATGGCCAGCGCGGTCAAGGTCGCGTCGTTCCTCGTGAAATATTACGCGACGGATGGCGAGAACGAAGCATCTCAAAGCCAGCCTGTCGACCGGCCACTCGACACGATCACGACAAAGGCCCGCTTTGCCGTCGTCACGGTGACGATCGACGCGGTCACCTACATCATCGTCGATATCGGCCTGCGGATGCTCAAGCCGCGCGAACTGGCCCGCGCCCAAGGCTTTCCCGACAGCTACGTCCTCAATCCTGAATGCTGGTACACGACGGAGAAGGGCAACCGGAAGTTTGGAGCGCTGCCGATCGCAATGCAGATCAGCGCGATCGGGAATAGCGTCTGTCCGCCGGTGGCCCGTGCGTTGGTAGCCGCGAACCAGCCGGGCTTAGCGGGGATGAGGGTCGCAGCATGAAACAGCCGTCTCCAGACTACCAGATCGGTGACGTTGTTCCGATCCCCGACGACGCCAGCATCCCGCTCGCCGTCGCGCTGATGGCCAAGCGCGGGCTTCTCGCGCGCCGGGCAAAGTCCATCTCCCGCAACCAGCACTTCGCGGCCGCGCGCAAAATCATGGATGGCCTGGCGGAGAACGAGAGACGGCGCACCGATCCGTTCGAGCAGGCCAAAACGTTCCTGCGGCATCGGGGGTTCACGCCGGTGTGCAAGGTCGACAAACAGTACCTGGTCGGGCGACACAGGTTCGCTAGCGAAGCGGAGGTGATGGAGTTTGCCAAAGGACGGGGGTGGGAGAGGTGACCTGGCCCTTCGGCGACCTCCCCATGTTCCACTTCAAGGTTATCCATATAGACCCGGCGTGGAGCTATCAGATGTATTCGGAGAAGGGCCACGCAAAATCTCCCCACGCACATTACGAGTGCATGGACATGGAAGCCATGAAGGCGCTGCCGGTCGGCCACTTGGCCGCGCCAGACAGCGTCATGGTCATGTGGGGCGTATTTCCGATGATGCCGCAGGCGATCGAACTGCTGGCGCACTATGGTTTTCGCTACGTCACCGGCGGTGCGTGGGCGAAGCAATCCAGCACGGGCAACAAATGGGCGTTCGGGACCGGCTATGTGTTCCGGGGCGCGGCTGAGTTTTACATCGTCGGAAAGATGGGGAACCCCAAAGAGCGGTCGAAATCGGTGCGGAACCTGATCGTCGCGCCTTTGCGGGAACATAGCCGCAAGCCGGATCAGATCTATGCCGACATTGAGGCGCTCTGGGATGGTCCACGCCTCGATATGTTTGGGCGCCAGCAGCGGGAAGGGTGGACCGTTTGGGGAAATCAGTCCGCAAAGTTTGATGCGACACCAGCCGCTTAGCTCTTGGCGGCGAATAGAGCCAGAATCGCCTTGACCGAATCGGGAACGAAGCGCGAACGTGCGGTCATGGACGACGATAAAAAACTTGCGACCCAGGCTGTGTCCGCGATATTCCATTCGTCCCGGTCGGAAGCGAAAAAGCGCAAGCGCGCGCAACAGCATTCGGCAGGTAGTAGCGTTCTTCACCATCGCGCCAATACGAATTGGTGGGACAGTGTGCCTGGCGGAAAGGGTAGAAAATGACCCGACTTGACGATGCAGCCAAAGCCCGGTTCCGCCAGTTCGCGGAAAGCTGGAACGATGACGATGTCGTCGACGACAGTGGCGTCACGGGCGCGGACCTGAAAGCCATCGCCGACATGGTCGACGACGTCGTAATGATCCCGGAGATTGATTTGCGGAAGCTGCGGCCGGGTAAGCCGCCGCTCGACTGATGGGGCGCATCGACTGGATACCGATTGCCGACATGGCAGAACGATACCAGGATGGCCGCGAGCTTCTGTTCTGGGCGAACGATGAGGTCGTGATCGCCCAATGGGATCGCTTCCTGGATGGCGATGATGAGTGGTATTCCGACTGGGCGACCCGCGAGGGGATGAACCTCGTCGGCGCGACGCACTTTGCGGAGATCAACGGGCCTTTCTGATGGTCTGTATAGTGCAATTTCCTGTTGCCAGATCGGCGCGCCGCTGCATAATTGCGACCATGCGGGTTGGCGCAGTGGTAGCGCGATAGGCTCATAACCTATAGGTCGCCGGTTCAAGTCCGGCACCCGCCACGGAATACCGAGGGGCTTTGACGGCTGGACCTGTCATCTGGGATGGCACAGCCTGAGCCTAGCGCATGGTGGGGAGGCCCGACACGGTTTGAAACCGTCAGTGTCAGCGCCCATAGCGCCTGCTGGCCGGATACAGCAGGACAATTCTCCAGCGGAGGTTCCCATGACCCGAATCGTTATTATCTGCATTGCCGCCCTGTCCATGTGCGCCCGCGCGGGGTCCGTCATTATGCGGGCGGTCGACCGTATCGTTGACCCCGTTGTCAATTTCGTATGCGATGCTATCGCTGTCGCCCCGCGCCTCGCGTTTGATTTTCCCGGCCACGCCGCTACCATTGCGCCATTGGGTTCCAGCTTCTCGGCCCAGGTGGATCGACATGAAGCCGGCATGTCACGACGGGCGGCGGCGCGTAATATTTGATTCCTCGCGAAAGCCGCTCCGGCGGTGAGTAGGTCTACCTCCAGGGACGAACGCTGGAGGAAAGGGTGGGCAAGCTGTCGCGGCGTGGCCCACCCTTTTTCATTCGCAGTTGATGCTGATATCCGACACGGCACTTTCAAAATCGAACTGGGCAGATTTCACTCGCCGAAATTCGAAGTTGCAATCGTCCTTGCCTGCGCTGTTTTGCAGGCAGGAGATATAACGCTTTAGGGTAGATGTGACCTGCTGATTTGCCGCAATATATGCGTCGATAGAGCTGCTGCAATCATACGCCGCCCAGGCAGGGGCGTTACTCATTGCGATCACTATTGTCACGGACACGAACTTCCGCATCGAATCACCCCCTATTTGAACGTTCGACCGTACCACTCCTCCGCCTTCGCGAAAGTCTCAACCTCCTGATCGGTCAGTCCTGCCACGAACTCAGCACGGTCTTTCTTCGCGATCGGTCCTAAGGGCGCGGCGCGCTTGATCGAGCCAGCAAGGTCTTTGTCGTTCATGCCCAGCGCGATCATTTCATCAATTGCCTTGTCCGCCGCAGACTGGTCACCGAACCGCAGCGCGGTCCGATAGTCCCTCAACGCCTCGCTTCGAGGCGTTGAAAAGCTACTCGACCCACTCTGGCCCTTGACGTCCTCCAGCCAGGCATAGGCTATGCCACGTGCCTCGTTATAGGCGATCTCGCCCGGATCGCGGCGGTACAGCACAGCCTCCTGCCACGACCGGGCATAACCGCGAGAGGGCTTCTCCATCGCAGCATCATATTCGTTTTCAAGACTGAACGCCGACAGGGCGTTACGCCACGGGTCGCGATTGACTCGCGTGTTGAAGAGGTCGGGCCAGAGCTTTTTGCCCGTCGCCGATTCGAGCGGGATCGTCAGGGCAGGGGATAGCGCGGTGCCGACTTTATTGATCGGGGCTTTGAGCGGTTGCGCCAGAACCTCACCCAAGGTTGCGCGCCCGCGCTCATATTCCTTGAACGCCGACACGGTGTCGCCGATGCCAAACCAGCTCATAGCGTCGGACAAAGCGCCCTGCGTCCGCAGCGTGACAACTTCGCCTGCATCGTTGCGCCCAAGGATGATGTGCAGCTGGCGCTTCTGCTCCTCGCCCAAGTCGTCCTCCTCATCGGAGAAGAACAGTTCGTTCCAAAGCTGGATCAGGCCATAGACCATGCCCGCGCGCACCGCGAGCCACGCGGAATGGCGCACGCCGGCGGCCAGCGCCAGGCCGCCGCCGGTGGCGATGCCGCGACCGATGCCCTGTGAATATGCGTTCGATGACAGCCGCCAATAGCGCCGCGTGTTGATCTCCATCCACGACCAGAAAGGGATGATCGTCTTGCGCAGGCCGCCACCGAAATGGCTGATGGCGCCATAGTCCCCGATCAGGTCGCGCGCGAGAAGGGCAGCCCGATCCTTCTTGTCCGGCACGGCATCGACCATTTTGGGGATCGATGCGCCATAGCCGACTTCGGACTGTGCCACGCCAGCTTCCAGACGCTCGACATAGTCGAGATAGGCGGCATAGCGGAACACGTTCTCACGCCATTGCGTCGCGCCTTGAAGCGCACCCCACGCCCGGCGCAGGGGCAGCATGGCGATCTTGTCGATCCGGCGGCCATTCTGTGCGAACCGCTCGAACGGGGCAAAGGCGTGCAGGTCTGGAATTTCCTGTACCGAAATGCCGCTGTCGAACACGCCCCGCGCTACGGCTTCCTCATAGCGCGCCGATGGCTGGGCCTTGCCGCGCATCACGGACGCCAGTTCCCGCCCGACCCTGCCGACATGGCGCAAGGTCCGGGGGTTTCCCGCAAGGATAGCGTCAAGATCGCCGGTGAGATTGTTGATATTGTATTTGAGGAAGCGGCGCGGGTTGATCAACACCCAGCGCTTCCATGCGCGCACCGGCTTGAGGACAAGGAAGTCATATAGGCCTTCCAGGTCCACGCGCTTCAAGTTGTTGAGCGTGTCGGCGACCTCGTCGGGGAGGATCATCTTGTAGCGATCCCCGCCGACGACCAGCAGATTGCGGGTCTGCTCGAGAGCGGCGCGGAATTCCGTCGGGTCGATCCCGGCAGGAGCGTCCAGCTTTTCCAGCATACGATCGATGGCATGTTCCGGCAGTGTTTTGGCCGTGAACAACAGCTTACCCTCTTCGGGCTGCCATGTGCGATAGCCTTCCGGCGCCAGCCGCTTGACCAGTTCCTCCGCATTGAGCGGGTCGATATATGCCTGACCCAACGTTTTCTTGGTCCATGTCCGGCGCTGGCCGATGCCCTTGAAGATCATAGCCGCGCCCATGGCCCCGGCTTCGCCATTGTCGAGGATCCATGTCAGAAATGCGAAGGGCGGCTCGTTGGTATTGGACCGGCCCGTCACGATCGCATCAGCGACGGCATCGAAACGCACAGGCGGCTTGAGCTGGTTGGACTCAATCGCCTGCCTGACGACGTCGAAACCCATGGCGACGCGCTGGCGGAAATACTTTTCCTGCTCGATCAGTTCAGCCGCCTTGGCGATTTCTTCCGGGTCGCGACTGTTGGCAATCGTGTCCTCGGCCTTGGCGAGAGCGGCGGCCACACCCTTCTTGTTGCTGGCGGTCGCCTCGGCCTTAAGGCTCTCGAGGATATTGTGTTCCGACCGCTTGATCCACTCGATTCCGTTAGCGATCGGGATATCCGTGAACGCTTTATTGAGCCAGTCGAACTCAGCCTCCAGCAGATTGGCGTTGATGTCGAGTGACGACCCCATGCGCTTGGCCCACTTCGGCGTGCGCAGCCGCGCCCCGACGCCCTTGACGCCAGCAGCGCGCTTCTGCTCCGCGCGGGCATATTCCAGCACCTGGTGGCGGTAATAGGCCGGGTTCTTGATTTGCTCCGCCTCCAGCACGCCCGCTGCTACCAGATCATTGGCAATCGTTCGGTTGGCGAGCTTGCGCTTCATCGCCGCCTTCCAGACCTTTTGGTCCGGGTCGGCCTGTAGAATGGCGTCGACCTTCGCCTTTTCGCTTTTCACCGACGCGGCGGTCAGGCCGAACGGCAGGTCGCGTTCGTTCGCCGCATCCCAGCTCAAGTCATCAAGGATCACTTTACGAGTGAACAGGTCGAGGTCGCCGGGCGTGAAGTCCTTGACGATCTCCTCCAGCATCCGAACGGTCCGTTCCTTCGCCGCCTGCGGTGCTGCCTCCAGGCCCCGCAGCTTTTGTTGGAGCGCGGAATAGCGCGGCTCGTTGGGGAGGGCGATCCAGTGCCGCGACATGCCGTGCCATGCCGTGTCCATGAACGCAGCGACGCGCTCGCGGAATGTTTCTACGCTGGCGACGCCGTCCTTTGCCTTTTGATAGCGGGCTTCGGTTTCGGGGCTATCAAAGGTGGCTGCCGCTGGTATCGACGCCCGCGCGGGGCTAGTCCGTGAAGGCATTGCTGGATCGCGTGCGCCGATCTCACCGCGCTCGATGGCGCGCATGACGCCGTCGGCTGTCGTAAAGCCCAGCCCGCGCAGGGCGTCGCCGAGCGCGCGGATAAAATCGCGGATCCGCTCATGGGCCTTCGCCGCAAACCCTCGCGCATCCTCGCCGCTGGCGAAGCGCTTGAAGCGATCGGCAACGGCTTCTTCGACCTGGCTATCCTCGTCGAGATGCGGGTAGCGCCGGGCGACCGACGCCATCATCGCCTTGTCGGCACGGGCAGCCGCAACAAGGGACGTCCATTCCGGCGCCAGGAACAGACCAGTATCGCGGAGGAAGTGGATCGTCTCGTGGTTCAGAGTGGCCATAGGAGTCTGCGACGTCTGCATGGCCACACTGATGACGCCGTTGCGATATAGGCCAGCAGCGAAGCCATTTTCCTCGAAGCGCTGAACGACGCGCAACGTCACCTTATCCTTGATGCCCATTGCATCAAGGCGAGCGGACAGCGCGTCGCGGATCTCGTTTGCGGCTACCACAGCACGCCCAGCATCACTGTCGGTGGCGCTCGCGTCCGGCGCGCTTTCGAAATCCAAACCGCCGCCGTTGCCATCTGGCTCTTGAAGGAATATATTGAACGATGTCGGCGGTGACTTCCATTCAGGACCGCTCTCTGTAGCACCTTCGGTTTGCGAGAACCGGCCGCCGACGCCTCCCAAAGCATGAAGCGAATATTGGCGGCTCTTTCCGTCGGTATGCTCACGCACCGAAAGCATGACATTCAGGTCGCGATCGGCGACGCGCACCTTCGCCGCGACCCATGTCACCTTGACTATACCCAGACGATCGCCTGCTGCGCCGGGCATAATGCGCCCTTTGGCCAATATGTCAGGGATGGCAGGTATCGCGCGAAGCAGATAGTCGCCGCGACGTTCCGTCGTCTCGCGCATCCCGCGCGTGTTGAACGTGACAGGCACGCCATCGGCCATCATGATCGTCTTGCCGACGAGGTTCTTCTTATACCATGCGCTAGCAGCCTTGACCAAAGCAGGATAATCGTCCGGGCCTGTGAAGGTGACTCCCATCTCATTGCCGGTCAGGACGGTGACTGGCTCGCTGTCCTCTGGGATGCTCGCTTTGGCCTCGACCGATGATTGACCCGCCTGCGTTTCAGCAGCCAGCGTCGACTCCATCTCGTCGATCTTGCCGCGCAGCTCGCGAATGGTTGCTGCGCCAGTGAACTTGCGATCCAGCTGCGGGGTGAATTCTTCAATCCGGGCAGCATTGGCCTCGACCTGCGCTTCCAACGCCGACAATTCACCCTCGAAGCCAGCCAGGACATTGCTGATCTTCGTCACCAGACCGCGGGCGTTCGTGACATCCTTGATGCGGGTTTCATATCCACCGTTCCGGCGCACATAGTAGCGCGGTGTCAGCCCGTCTGGGCCGTGGAACACGTCCCCGACGATTGCGAACCCTCCGACTTCGCCGATCTTGACCGGCTCGGCATCTGCCGCGCGTCCCTTGCCCGCAATGTCGTCCATCGCAGCGAGCAGTGCTTCGCCGAAGTCCTCGCGCTTGTCGAACGTCTTGCCGCCCGCTGCTGCCGTGAAGCTGTCACCATCGATCGGCGTTCGCTGTGCGATATCCGCTTGGATATGGGGAATGCGAGCCGTGGCCTCTTCCCGATAATATTCAGCCTGCGAGATGCGCGACCGCACGCTCTGCATTTCCCGATCGAACGCAGTGCGGCGGCGCTGCATCTTCTCCAGCTCCTGCCGCCATTCGGTAAGCGTCTGGATCCGGGGGTCGTTCGTGGTGAGAGCCTTGGCCTGTTCGTATTGGCTGGCTTCGCCCAGGTCGTCCATGTCGCGCATGGTCGGATCGCCACGCATGAAGCCCTCGATGAAGCGCGCCTTAGTCTCCATCAACCCCCACATGGTGGAGTCGTATGTGCCTTTGGTTGAATAGTCGTGGATCTCGATCTCAGGGTTCATGTTGCCCTGGCGGATTATGCGACCATTGCGCTGCTGATCGTTGGCCGGATACCACTGCGCATCCATGTTATGCAGGGCATAAAGGCGCTTTTGCGCATTTACCCCGGTTCCCATCTTGGCAACGGATCCGATGAGTACGCGCACCTTGCCGTCGTTCATGTCATTGAACAGCCGCTGCCGCGCGACATGGCTCTTATAGTCGCTGATGATCGCGACCTCACCCTTCGGCACCCCGCGACGTTGCAGCTGCGCCGCCACATATTTCTGCACGGGGAAGTCGCCGTTGATGCCGAAATCAGAAAACACCATCTGGGTCGCCGGGCCGAAATCGACCGGATCGCTACTATAGCCGTCGCTTGTGATGGCGTGGAAAGGCTGGCGCTTGGTGTCCTGCCAGATCCGATAGACCCGATCGACCATGGCTTCCAGCTTGGAAGCTTCCTTGGGCGCGCTGGCGTCGATCAGGCGGTAATCGATAGCGCTCTTGCGGCCGTCGCCGATGACGGACAACAGAATGTCATCACCCGGCTTGGGCGGCCCCTTGCGCGACTGAATCAATTTCATGCGTGCAGCCAGCTGCTTCTGGTATGCCTGTTGCCCCGAAGTCTGTGGAACCACCGTCATCTGACGGTTTCCGCCCTTAAGCTTCGGGCGCGTGACATAGCGCTCCAGGTCCGCACCCGTGACAACGTCCATCACCTGCCGCACCATCGTGGACAGTTCGGGCACGTTTACGAACTTGGCAAAGCGCGTAACCGACTTGTAGCCGCCCGCCGGATCCTGTTCAAGCGCGGTGCTGGTGTCACCATAGGCGCCAGCCCAAGCATCGAATTGCGCCAGCCCGCGCGCCTCCAGCTCATCCATCTGGAGATAGCGCGACACGCTGTAGAGTTCCGCCATCGTGTTGGTGATGGGGGTACCGGAGGCAAGCACGACCGAACGGCCGGGCCGCTGGCTTTCGAGGTATCGAACCTTGGCGAAAAGGTCGAAACTCATCTTGGAGCCGGACGGATCAATGCCCTTGATGTTGCTCATCTTCGTGGCGAAATCGAGCTTGCGGAACAGGTGCGCCTCATCAACGAACAGGAAATCGACACCTGTCTCTTCGAAGGTGAACACGTCATCGCGCTTGCGATTCGACTTGCCCGACAGCCTTTGCTCCAGCTGCTCAATCTTCTGCTCTATGCGTCGGCGCGTAAACCGGGCCTCCTGATCTCCCTTCGGGATCTCATTCAGCATCGCGCGATATTCGATCAGCTCATCATTGATGATGCCATCGACAAACTCATCGGACGGGCCGATGAAGCCGAAGGCGCTATGGGTAATGATGACCGCGTCCAGATCGTCGGCAGCAATGTTGGCGATGAACTGCTTGCGCCGCGACGTGTGGAACTGGCGCTCGTCCGCGACGGCGATCCGTGCGGTCGGATACTGCTCGTAAAACTCTTTGGTAAACTGGCCCAGCATATGGTTTGGCACGACATACATGGGCTTTCGGACCAGCCCAAGACGGCGCATCTCCATGCCTGACCCGATCATGGCGGACGTCTTACCGGCCCCGACTTCATGCGCCATGTAAGTGTTGCCCGCCTGGATAATGCGGGAAATGACGGCGGTCTGATGCGGGCGCCATGACCAGGTCGCGGCGATGCCGGGCGTGGTCAGATAGTCGCCGTCATAGGCGGGCGCGACAAGGTTGTTATAATCCCGATTGTAGAGAGCGACCAGGTCACGGGTACGGGTCTCATCCGACCAGACCCACTCCCGGAACGCTATCTTTATCTCGTTGACCTTGTCCTGCGCTGCCTGCGTCGCAGTCTCATCCATCACCCGCTTCTTGCCGTCGGGCGTGTTGATATCGACGTAGATCTTGGGAGTTTGGCGGTTTAGGGCGTCCGAAATCAGGTCGGGCGCTGATCGGGCAGGCGTTCCCCATGTCGTTGTGGCGGCGGCCGACGACATATCGCCAGCGGCGAACCATTGTGCCAGCTTGGGCATGTAGGAGGCTTTGAAATTCGACAGCCCCAAATGCTTGCCGAATTCCGTGATGATTTCGGCGGGAAGCCATGGCATCCCTAAATTGGCTGCGATGTCTGCCGGGCCGAGGTCTGCCGGTTGCACGGCCTCCAGCGCGCGCACGTTTCGCTCGAACCGGTCGTCTCGCTTTGCTTCGGCTCGAGCGGACTCCAGCTTTTGCCGTACATTGCCCGACAAATATTGAGCGCGTGTCTGGTAATGACCGTCCTGTCCCGGCACCATGAATACTGCGTCGCCCAACTCAGCCAGTGCGTCCGCTTGCGACAACCCAGCTGCATCGGCGATCAGCGCAAGGTCGGGACGGCCCACCTTGTTCATGGCGTAGAGTAGGGCGTCCTGCGCGGAACGGATCGTGGGCGTCCGTTCTTTGGTGATGACGTTCTCGTAGAAAACCAGCCCTTTCCGGGCCTCGCCTGTGTCGTCGTTATAATGTTCGATCGCGCGGAGGCGGTAGCCCTCCTGATCATCCATGAATGCTTCGATGTTCGGACGTTTGTCCACGATGACGTCCGGCATTTCCGCCGGGTCGAACGTCCCTTCGTCCCATGGCAATGCTGCTGCCACGGCGGCTGCACGCGCATCTTCGCGGGCGCGGGCAATCTCGCTCGTCCGTGCGCCAGCCTCGATCATGGGCGTGGCGTCGAAAGACCCCTCGCGCCATTCCCTTCCGGCCAGGCGCTCCTCTTCGCGCATCTGCGCGCGCGCCGATTCCTGCTGGATGATCGTTGGCCGCCGGTAGCTGATCTCGGCCTTGTTGATCGGCCCGAACTTGGCGACGAACCTGTCATAAGCCTTGTTCAGGCTCGCTCGCGCCTTGTCGGCTTCCGTCGCATTACCAGCCAGATCATGAGAATAGACAGTGCGTAGAGCGTCGCGGATCGGGAGCAGGTTGATGATGCGCTCCTGCGCGGCTGCCGATATGCCGCCCTTCACGCCCTTGCCCTGTCGTTCAACCGGCTTGCCGACATTGCCGCGCATCTGCATCAGGCGGCCGTCCGCCCCGACGTAGAACGAGCCATCCTTGCGTTCGGTCGCGCCGAGGTCGAAATCGGCAACGGCAGCATCAGTGCCGATCACGCGGCGCGTCATCACGTCCGAGGGGAGCCGTGCGGCAGCGTCGGCCAGCGCCGCTTTGAGGTCGAAGCCCTTGGGCGCGCGGACGGCATAGCGGGTGCCGGCGACAAGCTTGTCGAAATACCCTTCTTCGCCCAGAACCATGTCAGGATTTTCGGAGAAGTAGCGGCTTACCGCGCCAGTCTTGGTCCCGCCATCGCGATCGGGCAGTTCGCGATCAACTGTCTCGGTCCATGTGCGGTCGCCAACATCCTCACCGGGCAGCAGCTTGCGCAACACTACGATGTCGGTCGTGACTGACGTCCCGGCGTTCTCCTCGAAAGCATTGTCGGGTAGGCGGACCGCGCCAACCAGTTCCGCCCTAGCCGCCAGATATTCCCGCGCTTTCATGCTGACCTTGTTCATCGTACCAGCGGACGTGACGAACATCAGCAGGCCGCCGGGGCGAACCGCGTCCAGAGATTTGGCAAAGAAATAATCATGCAGGACAAAGCCCTTGCCTGCATATTCGGGATCGGCGCTGACTACCGTTTCGGAGAAGGGCGGATTGCCGATGACAAGATCATAGGTATCCTTCGCGCCGGGGATCCGGGTATAGTCGGCTTGGCGAACGCCCCATTTGGGATAGAGATTTTCAGCGATCCGTGCGGTAAGACGGTCATATTCGATGCCCTGATATTGGGTCGCCGCGGCGATGTCTCCGGGCATCATACCGGCAAAATTGCCGGTTCCCATTCCCGGCTCGAACACAAGCCCGCCGGTGAAACCGAACTGGCGCGCCATGCTCCACATCGACCGCACGATCGTCTCGGACGTGTAGTGAGCATATTGGATTGACCGGCGCGCGGTGTCGTATTCCTCGTCGGTCAGGAGCGCACGGAGACGCGGCCCGATCTCCTCGAAGCCCTTGCCATAATTGCCATCGCTATCGGGAAAGGCGTTCTTAAGCCCGCCCCATCCGACATAGCGGGAAAGGGCGGCCTGTTCTGACGCGCTCGCCTTACGCCCGTCCGCGTCTAACGCCTTGATGATTTCGATCGCTGCCAGGTTGTCAGCGGCCTTAGTCGCTGCGCTGCGCGACTCGTCTAGGCTTCCTGGCTCGATTCGCCAGTTGCCGGTGGCGGGAAGTCGATCAGCGTTTCGAGAACCTGTTGCTCCGCCGCGTTCCGCACGGCCGGATCGCGCACTTCCCCGCTCGGTGTCTTGGCCGCGCCCGCTGTCAGTTGCTCGAACAGGCGGTGTGCCTCGTTCGACCTGTCCGCTAGATGGGCTTCCATCGCTCCGCTGCGGCGCAGCTCGTTGAACATCTGCGGCGCTTGCTGGCGCATCGCTTCGAGGTAGGGAACCTTGAATTCCATCGGTCGTCTCCGATGCCGCTGTAGCAGGCGCTGGCGCTTGTGTCGCGTCCCCTTCCGATAACATACTGAACGCCGCGCGCACTGCGCCGGGGCCGTCGAGGTCGGATACATCTTCGCCCTGATCCTCCATCGTGTCGCGTGCGCCATTGTACCAGCCGCGCAGGTAGGGACGCATCTTGTTGGGCTCTTCGCCCATGTCGCGAATGTCGGCGTGGATGGCCTTGACGAAATCAGCAAATTTGCGGGCGCCAGCCTCAATATGGAAAATGGCCAGTTCAATGCCGATCGCCAATGCTTCGGGATCAACGCCCGCATTGAGGTTCTGCATCTTCGATTTTAGGCGTGCGCGCAGCTCGGCAGCGCGGTCGGCAGAGACGAGGCGGTTTTTCGAGCCGTAATTGGTCAATGGCGTTGCGTCGACAGATACGATCGTGACGCTGTCCGACGGCGCTTCGGCACCCGCTTTGTCCATAGCGGCGCTTAGTTTAGCTGCGGCGGCACTTGTGGCGGCGCGGCGCGCATCCGTTACAGGGCCGTCCGAGGAGGGTGAAGGATTGCCTTGCGATGCATCCCGCACGATCTCAAAAGCGCGCTGCTCATTGGCGTTGAGGCGCTGCTTGGTCGAAAGTGTTGAGGCCGCGAGTTTGGAAGCTGCCTCTATGCCCTTGTCGTTGATGGTGCTGAGAACGTGTGCCGCATGGTTGCGACTGGAATCATACTCGTCGATCCGCTCAGCTGCACGCATTTGGCGCAACGTATCGAGAGCGTCATTCAGTGACGTTGGTGTTGGCCCGACGACCGGCCGGCGGAGGACGCTTCGGGCCGCTGCGGCGGCATCACGTTCGATCTTCGCGAGCGCGTCGCGGATCTTTGCCTCATGCTTCTTGCTGTAAACGATCCCGCCCAGCTTCGCGTTTTCTAGCGGCTGCACCTTTTCGGGAAGTGCAGAGCGTACAGCTGCCAGCTGTTCGGCGGTCGCCCCTTTGATAATCACCGACTTGCCAGACGGCATATCCTCGATCTGGGGGGTGCTGCTCTGCACTCCCCTTTCAGGCGCGGGAGACGCGGAAATCTGCGGCGCAGGGGTGCTGCTCTCAGCCACAGGCGCAACCGTCAAATCCTGCTTGACGGTTGAGGCCGGTGTCCCGCCGCTATCGGTCGTCGCGCTGGGCATTTCCGGCACGATCTCAAGTAGGTCGCGGATCGGGGCGTCCAACTTTATCACTCGGACGTCTTGCCCGGCGTCACGCTTGGCAATCCACTGATGATGGCCGTCGACGACATGACCGTCGCTGGATACGAGTATAGCGCGGTCGCCGCCGGTGAACGCCTTTGCCTTCGCGACCTTGGCGGTCGAGAACTCGGCCTGCGTCGGCTTGAGGCTGTCGGCCGGGACGGTCTGCTCCTCATGGGCAATGCCGCGCGCGCCGAGGAAATTGACCAGCGCGCCTCGATGCTCTGCGGCGACCTGCGGCATTTCAGCGCGAGGAACGTCGAGGGTGCCGGTTTCGGGCGCGAAGCGGACCCATTCCTTATCGATTGTATCGCCGCGCAGGTCGCGTCCCTGATTTTCGGGGGCTTGGCTGGCGCGCGCTTCTTCGATGAGAGTAGATTGGGGGGGCGGGGCAGGTGCTTCCCGTTGGTCGCCACTGCGCTCGCCCAGCACGATATGCCAGTGATCCCCAGTCGCGTGCTTGGTCTTACCCGCACCGGTCTCATTCAGGGCTTCGAGGATCGTATATCCCTGATCCTTATAGCGCTGCACGAACTGCTCGAAAGTGACCCCTTTGATGGGGCGAACGTCCACTGCCGCTTTGCTCTTGGCGTGCCACGACTTCGGGTTGGCCTTGCTGAGCGGGTCATCTTTCCCCCGCGCCCAGGACGTGACTACTGCGTCGGGGAAAAGCTCTTCCGTGATCGCCTTTGCGTTGCCGACCGGCGTACCCTTCGGCCCACTGCTCTGCGGCTTTGCAGTTGTTTGTGGCACGGGGGCAGGCGATGCAACCTCGGGCGCTACCTGGAGTGGTTCCTGCGCTCGCTGCCGCAACTGCGCGTCGAGAGCGTCAGCCTCGGCAAGCGGTGATAATTCCTCGATCTTCACGCCCGCGTCGCGGATCGTGTCGAAATGCTCGGCGAAGGTCGAGCCATCGTCCATGGCGATCTTCACGCCCTGCGCGCGTCCCAACGTGCCGGCGTCGGTGTCGATCGCGTCTTGCACGGTGCCGGTCATTGTCTCGCCGCCCGGCATCTGAACAGCTACGCGCTTGCCGGTCGTGGGAACACCGCCTGTCGACAGGATATCGTCAGCCACAGAACCGACGCCCGCACGGGCCAACTCGGCTTTTCCCTTGGCGATGATGTCGGTCGGGATCGGGCTGGCAACGTCCTCCGGCGTAATTTCAACCGACTGATCAGCGACGTCGCGTATGCCCGGTACTTCTGGTCTCGATTGCCATTTTGCGTAAGCCGCGCCGCCACCTTCCTCAGTTGCGCGCAAGGCGCCACCCATGCCAACGCCAGCAACAGCGCCCGCAACGCCTTGGTCCAGCGCCTCAGAAGCGGAGAAGCCGCGCTCAGTCCCCAGAGTACCGCCAGCATTTTCGACGATCGACTGTCCGAACTCTGTTACGCCTTCGGTAGCGGCGGCTTTGCCAATCCGTGTGATGGCGTTTCTGCCAGTTGCCCCAAAGATCCCACCGATACCCACGCGCTCAAGCAGCGCGCTCGCCGCTGCGGCAGGCGTGGCAGCAGCCACGTCACTTAGAGTGGCATCCCCACGTCCGTCATTCTCAGCGCGCTGTTGCCCGATATTGCCAGCTTGCGTCACCCCATAAGCGATCGTGCCGGGAATGCCTGATGCGGCAACGATCATGCCTGGCGCGGATCCTACGCTTTGATCTAGCACGAACCGACCCAAGCCCGATACAGACGGGTTAGCCTTGGTCATTTCCCACGTCTGTTCGCCCGCAACTGGTGCGCCAGATACGCGCTCGAACTGCTGTGCCGCCCCGCGCTCGGTCGAGCGCACCGCATCAAACGGGGACAACACGGAAACAGCGCGCGAAAGGCCTGCGTCCAGACCGCGCGCGCCGCGCACGAACAGGTCGCTCATGCGATCGGCAAAACCATCGCCCTGTCGCGCATCCGCGACCTCGCGGTCTGCCGTGTCGCGCGTGCGTGCCTCGGCGGCAGACATGGGCGCGCGAGCTGTGACGATCGAGCGCATCGCCGGACTGTCAGGCTTCCCCCCCGATTCCGCGCGGATTGCGTCTAGGAGGTTGTTGCCTCCGCTCTTCCGCTGCGACGCGCGGATATCGTCAATGAGGCTCATTTCGTCAGCTTGTATCCATTGCTGCGCGCCCACTGGCGCACTTGATCCTCGGTCCAGCCCAATTCCTTGGCCGCTGCTTTCACGTCGGCGCTGGTATAGGTTTTGGTTGGGGCGGGCTTAGTGCCACCGCCTTGCGCGGGCGGCTTTGCGCCAACAGGTTGCGTTCGCGGCTGAGGCTTGGCGGGCGGCGCGACGTCATTTCCGCCCGACGCACGCGAGGCGAGTAAGCCGGAGGAGTCCTCACCATCAGTCATCGTCTTGGGAGCGAAATAGACACCAGTGGCGACCCTCTGACCGCTCTTGGTCAGGCCCCAGATCTGGCCGTCATCGGCCTCGAACGTTTGCGAGATTTCCCCGCTTTCAAGTTGCTGGCGGAGGCGCTGCGAAGAAGCATCACGCTGAGTGTCGAGGGCGCTGTTGAGGCGCGCCATCTGCTGCTGGTTGCGGAAGTCTACAGCCTTAAGCTTGATGTCATTCTGCGTTCGTGCGCCATCGACAGTGATTTGGTTTGCCGCCGCCGCTTTGCCCACGGTGATTTGTTTGCTCGTGTCGCGTGTTGTCGAACGCGCGTCATTTCTGTCACGTAGGTCCGCGTCCATGATCATTTCGCCGCGGCGATTTTGCGTGCGAAGATTTTCAAGCGCGATCTCACGCCGCTGTGCGGCATCCGCCTGCCCCTGCGCTGCTAAACCGCTGCCAAGCCCTTGGAGCGCACCGCCCAACACATATCCCAGCCCCCCCATTACCCGGCCACCTGATCGATGCCGGGGAGCAATTGGGAAAGCGATCCGTCCTGATCGGCGCGCTGGATCTGCTGGAACTCCTGCGACAGGGCCTGTTGATCGACGCGAGGACTGCTGATCCGGTAGAGGTCGAGAGCGCGGAAGAATGCACCCTCCATTTCCTCTTCCTGATAGTCGTATATTCCGGCAGCCTCTGCGACCTCGGCCAGATGCTCCAAAATGTCTTTGCCAGCATGGAAAACGACATCGTCGGCAATCTCGGCGCCGGATTGCTGCGCGCTACCTTCGAGCATCAATACGATCTGAACCGTCGAGGACGCCAAATTGTCGATCGGCGATTGCTCCAATGGCGGTTGTGCTTCGGCGAAGAGTTGCGCGGCTTCCGGGTCCGGCTTGCCCGACAGGTCATTCAGCACGGCCTCGGAGACCTGCGCCTCTTCGCCCTGGGGGAAAATGATCTCCAAGGCATTGTTCATGAACTTGTCGTATTGCGCCTGCTCTTCGGGCGACACGTTGGAGGACTCCTCCTCCTGCGGACCGGGCGTTTCCGGCGCACGCATGAGACCGCCACTCGATTGAGCGGGGGCGGGAGCCTGCGAGGCCGCAGGGCCAGCGTTCATCAGGCCCGCCATCAGCCAGCCACCGGAATGATGCGACCCGTCTTGGGATCGAACTGCACCTTGCCGATGCCATAGGACATCGGGCTGTAAAGCTGAGAGCCTTGCGGAAGGCTGGGATCGCCGGTCGAACTTCCAACACCTGCAAAGCCATCATAGTTTGCGCCAAGCTGCTCCAACAATTTGCGCTCCTCGCCCGCCTGCGCCTTTGCCATCAGGCCGCCACCAACGCCCTGCAGGACTTGGCCCGCCAAGATGGGGTTTTGGTTGAGAAACGACAGAAGGCCGCCACCGCCAGCCGTCGTCGCTGTGGTCGCGGCGGTGGCTGCCGCCGGAGCAGCAACACCTGCAATCTGCGAAGCGCCGACGTCAGGCAGTGAAATGGTTGCACCGGTGCCGGGCAGTGATACCGCAGCATCGGTTGCGGCACCGGCCGCAGATGACGCCCCGGACGACCCGGCACCCAAGGCGGCGGTTGCGGGCTTGGCGACCTGGCTCACAGCGCCGAGAGCGCCGCCAAGCATAAGGCCTGTGGTTGCACCCTTGAGCGGGTTCCCGCCGGTTGCAGCTGACGTGACGAAGCCCATCGTCGCGCCCTTTGCGGCTGACACCAGCACCCCGCTTAAGGCCGGGCTGAGTCCGAGCGAAGCAATGCTGGAGGAAAGCGCCGGCATGATCCCGAGCGCGGCTCCGCCCGTAAGAACGACCGCGCCGATTGCGAGGGCTGGAAGAGCAACCTTCTTCACGACTTTAGCTATTTTTTTGAATGCTTTGCCGATACTTTTGATCAATCCGCTCATGCCGCCAGCGCCTCCTTGCGTGCGATATTGTCGCGACGGTAGAGCGCGCCGCATTTTTGAAAGCCCAGCCGCTCATAGAGCGCGCCTATGCGTTCGCCTTCCGGCATCGCGTCGGTATGGGAGAGGGTGATTTCAAACACCGCCGGGTTCGTCGCTGCCCACTGGATATAGCGCGACAGAAGCTTGATTGACGCCAACGGCGGCGCGCCCTCACGCGCAACCAGAAATGCGTCTTGCGCTACCAGCCGGTCACCGATCTGATAAACCCGATCCAGAACTCCCACGCAAAAGGCTTGGATCACCTCCCTTCCATCTTGGAGGACATTGACCAGCGCGCCACCGGCATGTGTCCCACCGTGACGCTGGATGGCTTGCGCGAGCAGAGAGCGTGCATATTTGGCGTCGATTGCGACGCGCCCTGCATAGCGGCTGCGCGCGTGCTGCTCCTCCAGCATTTCGACCAGGGCGAACACATCGACGGATCGGGCAGGGCGGATCTGCATCGTCACCAACCCAGACTCACGCCATAGAGGCTTTGCAGCCTGGCGATGCTCTGCTGATAGACATTGGCCGCATTCTGCTGCGCAGCGGTCCGGGTCGCGGCCGGGATCTTGTCATTGGTGAGGGTGTTGGCGACCGAGTTGCTATACGAATCTGCGAGGGATGCAGTTGTCTGAGCAAGGTTCGCGCGATCGGCTTGGGCGATCGTCGCAGCGGTCGTCTTGTCCTGCTGATCGCCTTGCATTTTCTGAATGTTCTTGCCGTAAATCTGGCTGGCATCCTGTGAGGCGATGGGCGTAGCAGCACCGATCGCGGCTGTCTCTGACGCACCTGCCGCCATGGAGCTATTCATCAGGCCACGACGATTGGCGACCTTCAAACCTGATGTTCGCGCCCCTTGCATAAGGGCCGAATCCTGCGCGGTCAGAGCGGCGACCCGGCCTGCGACGGAATCATCCTCAACCGCCCATGTGCCGTCCGGTTTCCACGCCATAAATTGCCCCTTTACGTCAAAGGGACTTTAGGTGAATTGCACTATACGGACAATAGATAATCGGCGATCAGCCATTGACCTCGACCAGCGGTGCCATCTGCCCGCGCGCGCGCTTCGTTGTGGTCAGAGCATTGCCAGCGATAACCTTTGCCGGGTTGATCCCAAGCGCCTGGGATGCGACGATGGGATTGCCGCTGACCGATATGTCGTTGCTGCGCACGTCGACATGCTCCGCGCTGTATCCGGTCCACGGGGCCTGCCATTGCGGCGCGGTGCGCTCCCCGATATGCAGGCCATCGCGGCAATCACGGATCGTGTTGCGGAAAACTGCGATGCGGCGACAGCCGCCCTTGGTGACAATGCCCGTCGGCGCGCCCGCAATGTCGCACAAACGAATGCTTCCCCGGTCAATGCCGAGATAATCGATTCCCTGATCTCGCCCACCGCGCACGATGCAGCTATGCGAATGGACCTCTATGCCGCCGTTGGCCTTGATCCCGTCGTCAACCGGATTGGTGGCGCGGATACGCATGATATAGATTTGCTCGATCATCTTGGCGCGGTCGTACTCGTCGCCGTTCTGGCTCACGGCCACCCCGTTCAAGCCTCCGACGGTCTCGAAGTCCATGATCCGGAGCCATTTGCAACCGCCTCCCCCAAAGGCTGCCTTGCCTTTGTCCGTCGCGATGATGCGCGTGCTTGGCAGCCCGCCGATCGTAATGAATTTGCCCTTGGCACCGGATAGCCCACGCGGCAGAGAGATATTGCCGATAATGTCACCGGCAGGCAGCACGAACGTATCACCTGGCTTGAGCGCGGCCAGCTCTCGAATGAGTGATGAAGCGTTGATCATGCGCCGTCCGCCCAGTCCTCAAACTCGGCGACAGTACACTGGCCTTGCTGCGGATCCTCGCCGCTATGTTCCAGATATTCGACGACGTAGTTAGCTACCGCCAGCACCTCGCGAACGTCGCCCGCGGCGTTGGTGTAAAGCTGTCCATATTCGATTGTCATGTCGCGCTCCTATGCTGCCATGTCCAGCCGAACCGGCTCTTTCATGAGCAAATACATCGCTGACGTCGCGTGTAGTCCGTCCACGCTACCCGGCGATCCACCGATTTGGGCGATGCGATCCGTCAGGGTCGCGTCGGCCATGACATTCGTCGAGGTGTCGACGACGGAAACGATGCCATGCGTGCCGATAGCAGCGACCAGGCCGTTGTTCACATCGGTGCGTCCGCCGACGTCCGCCGTCGCGTATCCGCCGACTGGAACCTGAGAGGCTGGAACATTGGCATAACTGCCTGCCGAAACTCTGGGCGTCATCTTGATCGGGTGGATTTTGGCTGAGGGATTGGCTGCGAGTATCTGATCGTACATCGTCATGCGATCCGCGAGGATCTGCGTAGCTGTGCGCGCGCTCCCGGTAGATGTATTGGTATTGCCCAGATCGTTGGTCCCGTAGTCGTCATAGAAGTCTGAGAAATAGGGATAGAGCAGCGCTCGCTTGGCGTTCCTCGGCACCCCGCTGTCCGACATGATGTAAGTGGATACCGACGTCGCGGGCCGCGCAACGGAGGACCATGGTAGGCCCAAGGCAAACGCAGCCTTGCGAAGCATGCCACCCTCAAACTCGCCGTCATTGGCACCCAGCAAACCTTCGCCCTGGCCGTAGGCAAGGCTATTGCCGAGAAAGAATTCAGTTTTTCCGTGAGACGCAGACAGCCCTTTGATCAACAAGGGCATGTACAGGTTTGTGTTCGCCCCACCGCCTGTGGGCAGGGTGAGTGGCCCTGTTCCCATATGCTGATCCGTACCCGCACCACTAGTTGGGCATGTATAGGCAGCCTCACCCGGAACGCTTCCGACAGTACCATTGAATACACGGATATCGCCGGTGATATTGTCTCGTGCGGGCCTCAGCCAGATTTCAGTACCGGGGGCGAATGCAGTCAGGCCAAACTGCGATGGCAGGATCACGTCCGATTCAACCCACGGCGCGCCTCCCGCCATGTTTACAGTGCCAGCGCCAGACCACTTAAGTTCGACAACCGGTATCGGTGCGCCTGGAATTTCGACGCCGACGAACAGCGTTGCAGCGGCGACCGAGCCAGTTTCACTGTTGGACGTGCCAACGAAATAATTGCCGTAAACGAAGCGCAGGGCTGAGTATGTGCCTTTGCCCAGATAATGCCGGGTTCGGCAAATGAAGCGAGGATTTGCACCAGTCGAACCGGTTGATGTAGCAACTTCGCCCCGCGTGGCGGCCGCCATCCAGGTTGATACAGCCGCCGTCCGTTCATAGACAAACGGCACCTTCGCGTTCGCGAGCGCTTCCGTAACGCCGGTCAATGGCGTGAACGGCTCACCGATCGCCAGAAAATAGGTTTTGCCATTGATAGTCAGCGGCAAGCGACCGCCATATGGACCATCAACCGGAATGATAATCTTGCCTGTCGTGTCACCTTGCGCCGTGACTATGGTGTAGCGAACCTTCGCGTTTGCCAATAGGACGAGCAATTCATCGCTCGCCTCGAAGTTCGTGCCGATGGGGAGCGGAATCGACCGTCCGTTCAGGCAGACTGGCGAGCCATTGAAGTCGCGGCGGTTGATAATGATCGTTGTCGTCACGGCTGAAAACCCTTCGAAGATGGGGTGCGGATTAGCGAGCAGGTACAATCGGGCAGAAGCGATCGATTGCCCGCTGGGCGAGCACAGCGGCAACGCGAGCGTTGTCGCACGTCGCGTAGGGCTTCATCGTTGTGCAGGCGGGTACGACGAGCAAGGCGAGTACGAGAGCAGCGTGTTTCATCGAATGTCCTTCCAGATTGCGCAGGCGACGATCATCAGCCCGCCGAAGACAGTGGCGGCGCCGACGAAGAAGCCAGCTCCGGCAGCTGTTGCGATGGCAGTCATGGTTTGGCCTTCCCGGCAGAACTGCTGCCTAGCCAGAAGCCAAAGGCGAGGACGGCGAAGGACTTCCAAGTCCCGATCACATCACCTCGCAAGGCAGCATCATCCGACCAGACGACTGCCCAGCCGCTGAAAAGCGCATAGCCAGCAATCGCCGCCACGGTTGCCCCAATGACAACGCGGATATAAGGGATGCCATCGCTCATTAGAGAGCGCCCACGCGGGTGGCGATCCAGCCATAGAAGAAGACTTCGTTCGCGGGACGTGCTTCGGTGATGTCGGCGTAGTGGGCTACCTGGAAACCATCGAGAGTCTTGAGCAAAACTGTTTGCCCGGCCTCTCCGCGCCGCTGCTTGAATGACTTGAGACTTGCGATAGTCAAAGGTCCAATCTGGCCATCAACTAGCAGGTCGGGATAAATTGTCGCACCCATGTTCAGCAGGTTGAGGGCGCGTTGCAGGAACTTCCCCGCGACGGCCTGTCCCATATTGATGCCCGTGTCGAACATCTCCTCGGCAGCCTTGGGAAAGACAATGGCCACCTGATCAAGGTGAACATCTGTCCAGTATCGCCGCCTGTAGATGCCTGCGGCTGTCTCGCGCGGCAGGGTTCGCATGTCGCCTTTGTAGCCATAAGCGCGGGCTACATGTTCGGTCACGCCCCAGCGTGTCGGGCCGCCCTTGTCCGCAGGATGATTGCTGTAGTCACCTTCGCGACCGATCACCTCGTCTATCAACCTATCTACGTTCATCAGCTTTCCCCCGATTCATCGAGCGTTTCCACCCGCTGTTCCGAAATCGCTTTTTGCAAATCCTGCCGGAGCGGCCCGCTGCTATGGATCAGCAGCAGCGTTTCGAGCTGCTGCACACGGTTACTCAGCGCGTCGATCGTCTCCGCGCAGCGTTCCTCATTCTTCTCGATCGTCTTGATGAGGCTGGCGATTTGCTCATCCTTGGCCTTTCCGAGGATTTTCCACATGAAGGCGCCCAGTGCGGCGCAGAGGGCGGCGCAAGCCGCCCACCCGGCCCCGAACGCCATGGCCAGTTCGCCACCATGTGCGCCGGTATAGTCGATGCTCAATGTATTAGCCCTCATGCCGTCGCTCCCGCGACTGTTCCATTGTTCGTCACAGGGACGGTGAAACCATTTTTCCGCACAGCGTAGCCTGCTGCGCCGCCGGACGCGCCTGCGACCGATCCGCCCACGGCCGCTACGCCGCCGCCATTTGCGCCCGCAGCGCCTTGGCCGAACGCTGCGGCCCCTCCGATCCCGCCACCGCCAAGGGAACCGGGCGAACCGGGGTTCCCGTTTCCGAAATCGCCATTGCCCATGTAGCCGCCAGCGCCATTTGGATAACCGCCGCCGCCGCCCGATCCGCCCTTCGCCACCGGCTCTGGCGCTCCAGTGTTCGATCCAGCTCCGCCGCCGCCGCCGCCGCCGCCTGCCTTGACCTCGCCGCCAACATCAATCGTCACTGCGATGGGTGTGCGGCAGTAGATCGCATCGCCGCCGTTGCCGCCCTTGCTGCCGCTTGCTCCGCTACCACCTGCACCGCCGGCACCGCCGCCGCCATAAACCTTCCCGCCATTTTGAACGACAAGGGCGAGCGAAATGGCATAGCCTGCTGGCCATGATCCGGTGTCAATTCCCTGTGATCCGAAGGGGCTTCCCGTGATCGTAACACCTGATGGCACGTTGAACGTGATCGTCGCGTCGGAAGCTCCGGTATAGCCTGCTGTGTCCGCGACTGTGCGCAGGTTGATCGTGGTGCCCGAGGTCAGGTCTATCGTAGCCGTAAATGCAGTTTCGGGCGTGGCTGGCTCGCCGCGCGCTCCTGGCGCTGCAACGACTGCCCACCATGCATTTTCCTGTGCGGTGCCGCTCGGCGCATTGCCCTGCGTTTCGGCTTTTGCAAAGTAGCTGCCGCCTTCGAAAAAGACGATGTCACCATCATAATATTCGATGGCAGCCGAGTATTCGCCGCGCGGCAGGAAGTTCTGCGTTGAGAACGGATCTGCCCATGCAGACAGCAGCGAGCCGTCTTGCGCCTTGCTCGCGAACGTCGTCCAGAGCCGGTCTGTCCCAGTCGGAACGCTGGTCGCCCAATCAGCTGGAGTCACACCCGACGGCAAGGCGGGCTTCGCTGCCTGACGTCGGAAGCGATATTCTACATAGCCGCCGCCAGAACCGTCGGAACCATCAGAGCCGCGGTATTGCGTCCATTCATAATCCTCCGGGTTCGTGCTGGGCGTGACGACGGCTTTGTTGTAAGCAAAGCCAATGAACGAACGGTCCCCTGCCTCACCCGTGGTAAAGTTTGCCGTACCATCAATACTGTCTGCGAATGCACGCCAGGTGTAGCTCGGCAACGATCCCGTTTCGGTGATAGCACTGATCATCGTTTCCAGCTGCGTTACGGCAGACTGGATCTTGATGAACTCGGCGTTCAGCTGCTCCGCTGTCGCCAGCGTGTTTGGCGACAAGGGCACGTGATTGTAGAGCGCTCCGGTCATCGTTTGAGCTTCCGGCGCAGCCAGTGGAGCGTATAGGCTTGCAGTACATGGGCGCTTTCCAGCGGATCACTGTCACAGCCTATGATGACGGCCATGTTCACGCCTTGGCCTTCGGTGTCGGCCTCGGCCTTGCCCCGGAACGGCGCAGACCAGAAAAAGCGATTCCAATCCGAGGAATTCCAGATGCCGCCGCCACCCTGGACGATGAAGTCATGGCCTTCACCAGTTCCATAAACGGTGAAATCCTTCGATCCGCTGATCGGCTGCTGCCCGTCGGAATAATCGAAAATGACCGTCACGCCGATCCGCGTCATAGGCTCTGCCTGTAGCTCGATCGTCGTCTTGCGAAGGTTCTTCTCCACCATGGCAGCGCCCAGATGGTTGAACGGGGTCATGATGAACCCCTTGATCCCGGCGCCATCGAACGACGTGCCGCTGTCGAGGCGATAGACATAGCCATCCTGCGCGCCCGCAAACATGCCTTCACCGTCGGGCATTTCGCCGGTCGCGACACAGGTTAACCGGACGTCGTCAGTCGAGAAAGGAATCGCCTCGGCAGCCTTGCGGCCCATATAGACACACAGGCCGGTGCCATCGTCCCAGAGCAAGCGATATTGCGATTTGGTTCGGGAAACCCACGACATGACTGGCACACGGCCCGCGCGGCGCTTCGCCCGGAAATAGGGTTCAATCAGCTCCGAAATTGTACCAGCCTTGAAATTGCCGTAGGCCTGCGTCGCAACAAGATCGCGCAGTCCGCGCTTGTCGAGGTAGACCGATTTGGCGATGCGCTGTGCGGTCCATGGATCCGCGCCAGCCTCCTCGGTCAGTTCGTCGAGCTGGAAGCTTTCTGCATCCCTACCGGAGAAGATCGCAATCTTGCTCTCGCCGAACAGCGCAACTGCCGTCTCCGTGGACTGGAGGACATCCGTAATTTCGGTGCCAAGCCCAAATTCGCCCGCGCCAAGGATTGGCTGCCATTGCAACGGCTCGCCGGTCCCGCTGAACTGGACGGATCCACCCGGAAAGCAGAGACCAAGATGGTTGGCTATCTCGAAGATGCGCGTGGGTGCATCGATCGGCATCCCGGTGCGGATCGGCGCGAGTGAATCCGCCATCAGCTCCCAAGCTGTGCCGACGCCGTTGACGAAATACATCGCCCGCAGGTCCGCCGCGCCGTAGAAATTGTGGTTGATCGCCATATACCGGCCGCCGGGCGGGAAGGCGGGTTGCGTCACGGCAGCGCCGGTGGCCTTGTTGACTGAGCCGACCTTCACTGTTTCACCTGTGAAGCTGCCGACAATATCGGACAGGACGAGATAGCCTGCTGCGTCGCTGCCCCACGACCCGCTCTGCTTGATAACACGTTGGACCGTCGCGCCAGCGCCGGACGTCGCGCCCAGAATTGTATCGCCTTCGGCAATCTCCGACACACCACTGGTAAATGCCATGACGGGGTTGGGTGTGACCTGTGCCCATCCAGCCGACGTCGCGCGGAACATGCGCGCGGCGTCGCCTTCGACGGTGTCACGCCAAGCATAAACGGTTCCGTCGTGCATCGCGGCACCGCGCACCGGGCCTGAGCCAGGCACCTTTCCAATCGCAGCACGAAAATAGGCTTGTGCTTCACCCGTGTAAGTCCGGCGCAGAGTTTCGGTCGCGGCGCTGTCCTGTGTCGCTGGGCCGACGGTAGTAGCGCGCGTCAGGCCGGCGACAACAAGGGTCTCGCCGGGGATGAACGTGCCGGAGACGTTGGCGAGGACCAGATAGCCCGATGCGTCACCATCATCCCAGCTGCCGGTAAATTCTACTGGCGCTCGTAGCACATAGCCCGAAGCGCCCGATGTTCCTCCTGCAACCTGGTTGCCTTGTGCGATCGGCGACACGCCATTATCGAAGGGGAGCATCCAGAAGGAAGCAGCCGATGGCGCTGCGCGACCGTCGAAGCGCTCGAATCCTTCGACGCGGCCATAGCCTTCGGCCAGCGGCTCGTAATTGATGCCCGAAATCAGCTTGCTGGGCGGCACCGCAAGGGCCGGGCTGGATACGTCCAGACCGCCACCGAACAGGAATGTGCTGGGGGTCGCGGTCATGCTTCCACCTGCTCATCCATATCGGCCAGCATAGCGCGCACGCCTGCTGCATAGAGCGACTGCGCATAGGCAACGACATTCAGCGCCTCGTCGTGCGCACCCATCAGCATCAAGGCACGCCAGACGATCGTCATGTGATGATCTTCTGGGCAAATCGGTTCATCGTCATCGGCGACGAGAACCTGCGCCTTGCAGATGTAAGCGCCCCGGATCGGATAGGCGTAAAGGGGCTTTGGGCCGATGCAAAGGCGGCGCTGGTCGTCCACTGCATATTCAGCGGGGCGTGCCGCGTCGTGCGTCGCCCTATCCCAGCTGGTCGCCCAGCGAGCGTAGCTGACCGGCCACAGTTCCTTTTCGTCCTGCTGACCGATTGCCGGATCCCAGACTGTGAAGGGGACGTAGGAGGGAGTGTGCTTCTGCCAAGCCGAAAAATCCACGATCCCTAGGTTGGCGGGGGTGTAGCGCTTCTGACCCACGACGAGCGTGGACTGGAACTCACGCCTGCGCCAAGGCCAGTCCGTGCGCGACGTCTGAATGAGACGCCAGGCCTCACGCACCCACTCGACCATCTTTTCTTGGCGACCGACAGGGGACACAGCGGTGCTGAGCCGCTGCGCCTGATTGATCGTGCCACTCTCACGCTCGAGGTGGTTGACCAGTTCTATCAGCGTCGCCATGTCGCGCCCCCGCCCGGACCGCCGTCAGGCCGCGATGCCGATCGCAGCGTCGTCGCAGCGAGCGTGATAAGCGGCTATTTCTGCTTCGCTCGGCATTTTGGACACGCTGAACGGGTAGGAAGGCTGATCGACCCATTCGATGATAGGCAGGCCGGTGACAGGATTGATCTCGTCAGTTTCGCGCCCGATCGTCTCGACTGCGTCCCGAAGTGCCAGAAAGTGGCGATATGGAATGTCCACTGTCTTGCCGCGCTGGATAATGACGACGTCGCCGTTGACTGCAATCTGCACGTCCTTCGCGCGTGTCTTGTCCGCGCTGCCCATGACAGTGAGTTCGACGCGGGGGTCGTCGCGGAAATGGCTGGTCAGTTTGCGGGGCTTGTCCGCATTCTCGACAGCGGCGATGGGCGCGACGGTCGCCGGCGCAGCAGGGCCAGCGACATTGGCAGGCACCTTGATTTCGGTCGTATCCGGCGCGGCAGCGAGGATCTTCGATCGCAGCGTTGTGTCGTTGGCGCCGGAGGAGACCTCGAGGCCGAGCACGACCGCGGCATAGTGGAACAGAGCCTTGTTGCGGGCCTGATCGAGGGGAATGGAAACCGTATCGGACATTGGGGGATACCTCAGATGGATATGGAGGGGAGGGTTGGCCCCCGGCTTATTCAGCCGGGGACAGCAGCGCGTCGACCGCGTCGGTTACGCCTTTGCGAGGCTTCTCGCGGTCAACCTCGGCTGCCTTGACTGCGGCCAGTTGGTCCGGAGACAGGCCCGCAAGCCGAGTTACGACTTCATCGACGTTGCCAGCGATCACGGCGTCTGCGTCAAAGGTATCGGCACCGGCGGCACCTCCCCCAGAAGCGCCGCCGGTGTCGTCGCCATCTTCCACGACAGGCGCGGGAGGCGAAGCAGGGTCCGGCAATCGCTCGATGGCGAAGCCGGAGTTATCCAGCGCAACGAAGATCGGCGTTGCAGCCAGAACCTTAACATTGGGGCGGATCGTGAACTGATGGCCGTTGACAGTGACCTTGGCCGGCGCTTCGGTCTTATCGGCGGGCCAGATGAACAGGACCGCGCCGCTATTGGGAAAATGCTTTTCGCCCAGAATTTCCATGGGGTGTCTCCGCAGGAAGGGGACGCGGGAACGCTGGTCCCCGCGTCACAAGGATCAGGGGGTTTCGCGCATCGCGATCCAGCGGAGAACTTTGGCGCTCTCCGAAATGCCGGATCCGATCGTGAAGCCCTTTTTCTTGTCGGCGAGCGTCCCGGCATATTCGGAAATGCCGTTGCTCGACCGGGCGGCGACCGCCGTGTTGGTCTGGATCGACGTGCCGTCCGTCATCCCACGGAACCATTCGTCCGTCTGATCACCATCGGTGATGTTGACGACGCGAACGTAATCGGGAACGAAACCCAGCTCGACGTTGATCGCCGCGCCCGTGCCGGTCACAGTCCCGGTTTTGATGCTGTTCATTACGATGTCCTTTTCGCTTGAGGCGAAGGAGACGGGGCGGGGTTTAGCCCGCCCGCATCATCACAGAGCCGACGCCGCGACTTCGAGGCGCGCCATCCAGGTTTCGTTGAGACGGACGGCGTTGAACCATGCCTTCCAGCCGATGTAGCCACGCTGGCCCAACGGGTCGGACTTGCTGACCGTGTCGGGATTGATGACCGTCGGCGTGATCGCCATGTTGTTCTTGCCGTCGCTGCCCTTGGCCGACTTGAGAGGCGTGAGGCCGTAGGCTTCCATCCCGAAATAGAGGATGGGATAGACGTCGGCCGCGCTGCCACTGGTCGACATGACCGACGAGCCGGGCGTGCCGCCTGCGTCGAGCCAGGCGTCGAGGTCGGGCGAGGTAACGTAGCGGACGTCCTCGACCGAGCCGATCTCATATTCACAGACCGGCGTGCGCTGGCCATATTCCGCCACCGTCTTGAAGCCAGTCAGGTTGCGGATATCCGCTTCCAGATCGGTATGGCAGACCGCGATATAGGCCGCTTCGATCGGGCGCGTGCCAATCTGCACAGAGCCGGACAGGATCTTCGTGAACTTCTTAGCCTTCATGGCCTTGAGGTATCGCGTGACCTTGCGCTGCTTGTTGAGGCTGATCGGCGTGTTGACGGCCGCGCGGGTCGATCCGTTGGCATAAAAGACGGACGTTCCGCCCTTCACCACGCCATAGATGACCTTTTCCAAAGTGCCGCCGGACTGTTCCCCTGCCAGCTCGACGCCATCCTTGAGAACAGGATCTTCGGCCAGATCATTGACCTTGTCGGTGATGACCTTGAGGTCACCGAACTGGAGCAGGCTAACCGTGACGTCCTCGTAGCGGATCGTACCAGCCGAAGGCGTCACGCCTTCCTGTAGCGGGGTCGTCGCCAGCGCGAACGGGATTGGGCGACGGAACTTGACCGTTTCCGCCTTGTTGCGCGGGATCGGCTTGGAGAGACCGAACATGGAAAGAACCATGACCGGCTTGGCGTGGGCCAGCATCTCAGTGGCAGCCCAGGCGGCAGTACGCTGCGAAATATCGCCATAGGTATTAATCGTCATGGGTTAACCCCCCTCGGACCAGCCCAAGGGGGTTTCCCATGGGCGTCAGATTCTGCCTTGGCGTTCTGCCTTGGCGATGTAGGCATCCATGGCTGTGTCGAAATCGTCGGGGATTCCGCTGGTCGTGGGAGCCGCGCCCCCTCGTCCTGCATCCCTTCCAGCTTCGAGTTGCCGCTGGCGCCGGTTATCGAGGCTTTGAACTTGCGGGTTCGGCGGAGGGGGCGGGGTAGGCGGGGGCGTTGCGCCCGCACCGATCGTCGCCTTGAACATGCCGATCACCGAAGCTGCTTCCTCGGCGTCCACAATGGATTCAGCGTTCCGGGCCAATGCTTCCTTTACGAAACGGGGCTGGGTCGTGGCCCATCCGCCGAACCGTTCATCAGCAACAACCGTCTGCCAGTCGGCGTGCCGGGAGGAGAGAATTTCCTCCTGCTGGTTAAGGTGCGCTGCTGCGCGCTCCTGTCCCAGCTGCTGCACGGGCTGTTCAAGGGTACTGAGCTTGCCCCACATTTGCTCCATCATGTCGACCAGGGGACCGGCGACTTCGCCGTACTCTTCCCGCAATCGCGTCATGGTTTCGCTCTGGAAGGGGTTTTCCGGCTGGCCTTGCGGCGCTTGACCGGTCCCTTCGGATTGTGGTGCCGACCTTCCCTGCTGCTCGCGCAACTGCGCTAACTGGCGGTCTGCTGCGGACAACCGTCCCCTGACGGAATTGTAGCGAAGCTCCTGATCGCGTACGGCGGCCAGATGGGCTTCACGAAGTTCCTGCGGGGCGTTTGCCCAAATATCCGTGGACTGATCGCTAGCCGGGGGCGTTGCGCCTGCGGCTTGCGCGGGTTGGCCAGCCTCCTGGTCGGAGCCGGGCTGAGCATCGCCTTGCGGAGCTGGGGGTGTCGGATCGCCAACGACATCAGCCGCAGCATCAGCCGGGGCCTTGTCGTCCGACGCGAACTCTTCCATCGCCAGGTCGAACTCATCGGGGGCATCGGCCGCTTGCGCCGCGTCTGCTCCCGTTCCCTGCGATAATTGCTCAACATTCATCGGAATTCAAATCCTTTTCTTCTGGGGGATAGTCAGGCGTAGCCAGAGCGCTCTGGCTCAAGGTGCTTGTCCGAGGTGTTGGGGAGAGTTGCGGGTAGGCGCAGCAGCTCGCGCCAAGCGCGCAGTTCGCCCTGCAACGATAGGATCCGGTCGGCCTGCGCCGTCTCCAGCGCGGTGCGCAGCGCCTCGACGCGGGAACTGGCGTGCCGCTCCACGACGGTCCATGGCAGGCTCATGCTGCCACCGTGCCGGCGCTGATGAAGCCGCCCGACCCCGTAGGCTGGTTGCCCTGCTCTGCCGCCCGAACTGCGTTCTCACGCTCGATCGCCGCTTCTGCCGCAAACATGCGTTCCTTGCTGTCGACATCGATAGCCTTGCCCGCCAGCAGCGCCTGCACCTGGGCCATGTCTACGCCGTCCTTCTGGATAAGCTTGAGGATCTCGGTCTGCTGGTTGAGCTTGGCGATCTCACCCTGCGACTGCATTTCCTCGCGCTTGATCATAGCGGTGATGTTCGCGACCTCGATCGATGCCTTGGCGCGGATGACATCGGGCGATTCCTCTGCCGCTCCGGCTTCTGCCATCTTTTTCAGCGCCTGCTCGAAATCCTCCGGCGATTTGAGTACATCGTCCGGGTTGATCGACATTGCTTGCAACGTCATGCGCATCGTCTCGTAGACCTTGATCGCCGGTCCCATGACTGGGTGCGTGGACCATGCAGTGGCGATGCCAAGTAATTGCTGCGATTGGACCTCGCGGACCAGTAGAACCGACGTGCCGCGCGCCTCGGTTTGCATGTCGCCCTTGATCTCGTCCTTCGCGTTGAACTGCATGTTCCAGTCGTATGCACGGCGGATCGTGGGTGTGGTCAGGTCGTCGTCCCAGTTCTTGACTACGCGGCGGAACACGACGTTCGCACTGTTGAACAGCATCGACATGCCCGACGCCGTTTGCGTGACATGCGCGCCCTGTTCGCCCTCCGAAATGGTCGGCATCGAAACCACTTCATCGGTGAAGCGGATAGCCAGTTCGATGATCCCGGCAATCTGCGCCTGATTCATCGGGATATTATAGGTGCGGAACGGTTCATTGTTGGTGCCAAGATCTCCGCCGCTCTTCTTCCAGACCTTTCGCGGCGTCATTTTCCAGCTGCCGTTCTCCGGCTCGACCTGCGTCTTGTCGATGACAATCTGCGGGCCGATCGAGAGCGCGCCGTTGTCCATCATCATGCGGACGGCACTGTTGAGCATCGACTGTTCGTGGCGCATTAGCCAAGGCACGCCCACACCGCCCATGATCGATGCTTCGGCACGCTCGAACGTGAATACGGAATAGAGACTGTCGCCGCTGTCGAGCGGGAAATCTTCGCTGATTTTCAGCAATTGACCTTGGCAGAAGTAGATGATGACCATCCGTTCTTCTAGTGGATCGGCGTTCTCCTCATATTCGTCCGCCTCCTGGAATCGACCAAGGCCGCGCATCATCATGGCGACCTGCTCAACCTCCAGTGCGCCATGATATTCCCAGACCAAGAACCGCGTGAGAATGTTGGACGACTGCTGCTCCCCATCGAGGTTGCGCAGCTCAGTCAGCCATGCGAAATCGCCGCCGGTCATGGGCATGGGACCGTCGCGCAGGATCTGGCGCACCGTGTCTGCATGGAAGTCGAGCGCCTTGGCCATGCGGCGGAACTGGCGCTTGTTGAGCATGTGGCGCTCGAACGTATCCTCGCAATCCTCCATCGTACTGGCGTTGGGATCAGGGAAGAACGACCATGGATCGACGCGGCGGAAGTCCGGGCGCGGGTCCGTCGCGCTGTCGAGAATATAGACGTTGGTGCCGGGCAGCACGACCCAGCGACGACGTTGCTTGGAGGATGTGAACGGCCCTTTGAGGATGCCGACGCCTAGCTTCACACCGTCCTGAATCACGTCGCGTGCGCGGGCCGGGTAGCGGCTCTCGGTCAACTGGTCGTCAATCTCGCGCGCCATCGCTTGTGTCCGGCGCTTTGCTTCCTCCATGCGGGTGCGGACTTCGGCATCCACCGCGCGACGTTGGGCCACGCCCTTTGCAGCCATGTGCGCTTGCGCCAGCACTGGCATGCGCTGTTCTTGCGTCGCGCCTTGCTCGACCATCTGATTGTTCTGCTCGACCAACTGGATAGCCTGGAGTTGCAACTCCTCGGCTTCCTTCGCCGCTATCCGGGCATTCTCGACCAGTTCCGGTACTGGAGTAGGGTTGATACCCCAGTTCTTGTCGTCGTTCGGGAAAAGCAGGTCGGACAGCCGCGCCTCCCAACTGGTCGTCTTGGGGCGGGTGATGTTGATAAAGACCTTGGACCGCTCGTTGTCAGCGTTGAGCGTAGCCTCGACGTCCTTCTCATAGATGCCATGATACTGGCGCAGGTCGCGCAGCCAACGTTGCTCCAGCGAATTGCGTTTGCCGACACGATCGCTGGCTTCCTTCTCCAGCTCTTGGACGAGCGAAGCGGACGCGGACTTGAGCTTTTCCCACTCCTCCCGGCGTGCGGCTTCCATGTCGGTATAGCCGTCGGGTTGATAGAGCGCGTCGCCCGCCATCGTCAGTAACCTCCGGTTGTGTCGGCCACGACAGGCGCGGCATTGAATTCGCGCGGGACCGGCGCAGGGATGGCTATGCGAAACCCGGAGATGACCAGGTATCGTGTGGTGTCCATCAAGTGGTCGAACTTCTTGACGATCTTGCCGTTCTCATCCCGGCGGTAGAGCCGGAACTCGGCCCACCAGTTCATGAGGGTGGAGAACACTTTGAGGCGTCCGGTCGACATGCGCTCATAAACAGCATAGATCCCAGCCTCGACGCTGTTGTCGGCGGGTTTGAGGCTCAGCCCCAATGATTGGTAGAGATTGAACAGACGCTGGCCGTCGATCTGGGAACGGCCCCGCGCAGCGGGATCGATGAGACCAGGAATCCATTCGCCTCGCGCCTTGATCGCCGCGGTATGCACGGACGGTTCGGCCTGCCCGCGATAATGCTCGGCATACAGGTAAAGTGTGTCCGTGTCGGGGTCGATCGCGCCCCATAGCACTGCGGTGCGGTTCCAGCCGACGTCGAGCGCATAGACCCGGCGCCAGTGGCGCGGGATCGCAAACGGATCGACGCGAAGCTCCTCCTCCTCGAACGGGTAGATTGCACCCGCGCCCAGTGAAGGCATCCCCTTTGAACGAGCCTTGCGAAGATGCGGCGGCGTGTTTTGAAGCATCTTGGCCTTGGTGTCCGCGTCGAGGTGCGCAACATCGTCCCAGCCCGCCATCACGAGATATTTGGAGGAGTTTACTTCCGGCACGTCAATGTACCGTCCAGTTCGTGCCGTTGCAGTAGGCCATGACATGATTCGTGCCGCCACTCGCGACTGCGGCATTGAACGTGGCACCATTGTTGTCGTTCACCGCGAACAACGTTCCCTCGGCCCCGGCATTGCAAGTCGGCAGATCTGAAACGGAAACTTTCTTGAGCCGCAGGCCAGCGCCCAAAACGATGCTCCCGGTGACTTCCGCGCCGACATCGAGATCGTTACTTGCATTCAGAGTGAGAACGTTGGGGGCCGCCGTGCCCGCCGCATTTGAAATGCGGACCGGTTTGTCATTGGGGAGCCAAAGGGGAGAATAGGAAAAGGTCGCCATATGCATGTCGATACCATTTACCATCGACGCGCCTGCCCGGAACGCCACGCCCGTGTCGTCGACCGAGTTTTCCGCGATCAGAACACCGGTCCTAAAGGGCTTTTCACTATAGGGGTTAATGACCAGGCCAGCGTCAGCCTTGAACGCGCCGCAACCATCGCAGCCGTTCGTCGCGACGAAGGCAGCGGAGAAGCGGTCTTTGTTAAAGCCTGCATATGTCACGGCATCCGGGCCAACCAGATTGATGCTATTGCCCTCGCACCCGACGATATATTGCGGCGTGATCGCGCCAGGGACAGCACCGGCGGCGCAGACGGCCCCATAACCCGAACCGTTCACACTGCCCGCGCCCACGGTGGACTGGAAGCGCCCGCCTTCGCAGAATGACGTTGTTCCACCGACAGGATCGACGCACTCCCCATAGGAGGCGGTGGCGCGGGAAAACGCCGAAGCGTTGGACTTGTGCGCGACAACTGCGAACGATTGGAAGCGTGGGGCAGATGACGACTTTTCAATGTAGCCCACCGCGCCTTCGGTGATGCCGGGCGATGAAGGCGAACCATCGACCGCGACCAGGCGGCTATCGGTGTTAACATTGCCGACATAGTTAGGGGACTGCGCAAGCGAAGCGCCCAAGGAAGAAAAGACGCTTTTGGGGGACCAGAGCGACCCATAAGCCTGGACGGGCGCGTTGCCTTTGGGTATCAGCTGGACGCTAATGTCATTATCGTATCCAGCGGCCTGCATCTTGATAAATCCTGTACCAGGCTCCCCGGTCTTGGTTGAAGCCTGTAGGTACAGCTGATTCACGCGACTGTTGGGAGCTGACATATCGGGCTGCTCGATGCCCAGGATGGCTTCCTCCGATCCGTTCGGACGCACGGCGCGGAACTCGGTCGAATAACCGTTCGACACGATCCGCATGTCGCGACCGGCTACACCACCATCAGAGCGAAGCTCGAAGGTCGGCGCACCTGCCCCCCGATACCATTGTAGCGCCTGCATAGGTGCCAGCGCCATGGCCCTCTGACGGCCATCGATCGTCTGCAACCCGGTCGATCCGAAAACAATACCAGTGTTCCATGCGGCACTATTGCGCCCGATTGTGATGGCCGCAGTCGAAGGGCTGGTGGCGGGCCCGCCATAACTTGGATCGCCGCCCGCCGCGAACCACGCACCGATGGTTGACCCGCCAGGCAGGAAGTTAAAAGGATCAGAGACCTCATTGGTGCCCTGATTTTTGATGGCGAATTCAAGCCCGAATGACGTGCCACCGGAGTAACCGCGCGTTATATCCGCATATCCGGCCCAGGTGCCTTCGCCGTCGTCAACGTCAGACCAGCCCCACATGGCGACGCCGATCGGCGTGAAAAACTGGCTGCGATTATCGACATAAGTCCAACTTACGCCGCCGTCTGATACGGTGCCGGTCGTGTGTACAGGAGCCGTGCCGCCTGTCGTTCCACTAGTTGCGGCGACGTAGCGCCTCCCAAAGCGACCACGATACTGCCCCGCTGTGATGGTCTGGCCAGATCCCCAAATTGTCAGGGCCGTCGCAAGCGCTGGCTGGCGATAGCGGTCGCTGTTGCGGGTAGCACCGAATACCGCGGTGCCGCCAGTCTTGGACAGGGATGTCAGCGTGTTTGAGCGGATGGGGTAGTGGTCGAAATTGGAAGAAACCCAGTTAGTGCCAGTCGTCTGACCTGCCGACTCCGCAGCAGTCGTGCCGAAAAAGGCGCGACCCGGCACTTCCAGCACGCGCGGCGGCGTTGTGTCTCCAGTCCAGAAGGCGTCGCCGTTGGGCAATTCTGGTAGCTTGATTGTGGAATTGACCGTCAAAGGCGTGCCATCAGGCAATTGCCGCGTCTGACCACCGACCGTGACGAGCGGCTTTTGCTGCGCCTCAACCGGTGTAGGCAGGAGCGACAGGAGGATAAGTAAGGCTAAGAGGCGGCGGATCACAGGACAACCCTTTCGCGGAAAGTAAAAATCACCCCCACCCCTGCAATAAGGGGTCCGAGGGGCTGGATGATGGATCCTGGAGCTGTAGGCGGGGCGAGTGCAATCACTCCAGGGTCGCTATCGCTCAGCCACACTTCCGACGCGCTGACCCCAGCAGAGATCGGATTGAGGCCGCCAAATGATACCGCGGCCTGTTCGTCAGCATCTATTGCTGTTGTGATGAACCCGTTGGCGAATCTTTCCGGGTCAGAAGCTATTGCTAGGCGCGCCTTGACCTGCGATCCGTCCCAATGAACGTTGACGAAGCTGCAAGAGTCTAGCGCTTCGAGTGCCGTGATGACCGTTCGCATGACGGGCCTGTCAAGCAGTGCTTGGCTCAAGGCGGGATCGCCCATCACAGGCTTGATAAGGAGCTTACGCAGGCCGTCGCTGCGCATAAGCAGCCCCGTCATCCTTGCTCGCCCATCATGGAGACGGTCACATTTCCGCCAGTCACGCTATCGAGGCGGAACCGCCACCAGCCTTTGCCTGGCTCATGATACGAACGCGGTGGGATGCCGGCGGTCAAATCGCCCGTCACCTGCTCACTTTCGGCAGGCGCCCAGTTCGGCGTGGTCACGAACGGATCTGTAGTTGCGCGCTCAACGACCCCGGCAAATGCCGTAGCAGTGCCGCTGAACTGGAACGTCACCCCATCTTCGCTGCGTTGGTAACGTTCCGGCGTCGAATCCCCAGGGGACGACAAAGTCTCAACAATCTCGGTATGGCTTTCATCCGAGTGCGCCTTGAAGCCGAACCGATTTTTTGACGCAACCATGCCAACCCCCGCCGCTTGAATTGTCCGTATAGTGCAATTCGACTCGGCAAGGGAAGGGGTTTAGGCGGCGGGGCGCATGTCCTCTGGCATGTAGGACAACACGACCTCAGACAGCCCTTTAAGCGGCGTGAAGGTCGAGAGCATAAGCCCGCGCGTCGTGGCCAGTCGGATCAGGCATTCGCCATAGACGTCCATCGGGCATTCCTCGTCCAGCCAGATGAGGTGCTTGGCCGTTCCCTGAAAGACGCGACGCCCCTGATCGTAGGACTTGAAGGCGAGATTCGACCATCGTCCGGTGCGATGTTTGATCAGGCACTTGTCGACCAGGTCGTCGACGCCGCGCTTCCAACTGATGCGGCCGATGCAGTCGCGTGGGATCATCCCGGACCCATCCATGGTCTTTCGACCATCCTCGCCCCATGTGACTTCGCCTAGAAGTTCCTTCTGCAGAATGTCGCGTGTGGTCTCATTGGTGTCACCGGCGACCCATGCCGCGATCGGATTAGTGAAAAAGCGGCCATCCCACCAAGTGGGATACTGCCCGGTCAGATGGCAGGTACTTTCATAGGCGCCGGCGCGTGTCTTGCCGACACGGTTCCCGGCCATGAACAGCCGCTCCATGTAAGCAGCACCGGCTGAAAACAACTCCATATGCCGCGGGTAGAGCGCGCGGCGATACGGCCCGTCGTCGGGGAACATGCGCGCGAACAGGCTGTAGCGCTCGCGCTCTTCCTCCTCCTGGATCTCGCGGAAGAGCTGTTCCAGCGTCTCCTCGTCCAGACTGGCGATGAAGGTCTGCGCGTCGAAAGTCTGCCCGCTGAACCGTGGATGCGCGAGAATCGTGTCGATGATCTGGTCTAGGGACGCCATCAATGTGCGGTGGGCGGCTCCGCCCCGCTGGCACGCGAGCGCATGGCAATCTCCAGCGCCTGCGCCAGTTTGTCAGCGACGACGTTGCGCTTTTCCTCCGGTGACAGCCCGACCTCATGCTCGTGGCGATGATCGACCTTGCCCTTGACCTCGCGCGTGTTGGTGAACGCGCCTCCCGCCTCCTTGGCGGCCTGCTCCAGCAGGGTCGCGGCCTGATGATAATTCTTCTTGCCTAGCGCCTTCTCGAACATCGACTGGATCTGGGTAAGGCGATAAGCGGGATTGGCGATCGGAATGGCCTGCACCTGCGCGACGAACGCCTTTCGCGTCTCGGTGAACAGCGGCCGCCATTTCTTCATCGGGTCTTTGCGGCCCTCGGTGAAGCGCGACGCGCGCCAGCCGTCGAGATTGTAATTGTCGAGCTGCTTGCCATCGATGCGGAATCCGAACTGCTCCTCGAACGCCGTGAGAATGTCCGAGCGCGTCGACCAGCGTGCGAAGCCGCAGACGATGAACGCCTTCTGCTCGTCGTTCAGCTTAGCCATTGCTCGCGTCGCCTTCCGGCCACGGCCCGTAGATCATGCCGCTACCCGGAGCTTGCGCGGCGGGTTCCAGCAACAGAATTTGGTAGTGCAGCGCGTGGCCCAGCGTTCGCTCGTCGCGACGGGCCTCGATGTCGCTGCGCCAGACACGCCAACCTTCCCCCTTCGCAATCGCCTTCTTGCAGGCGGCCTCGACCTCCCGCGAAATTTGCTCCATCGCCCGCCGCTCTAGATCGCGGATCGTACCGCCCAAGGGTATATCCTCAATCGGCGCATAGAACTCCTCCAGGCGCACATGCTCGCCGCCCTGCGTCACCGCCATGCCAGCAGCAAGATCGTCGTACAGCGCCTGCGGTAGCATGATCTTGCCCTGATCCTGCGGCCGGGACAGCAACTCCGCGACGCGCCGCATCTTCTCTCGATTGTCAGCCACGCTTTACCCCCGTCATGCACGTCCCACACGCAAACCGCATCTGCGCCGCGCCGATCGTCGGCCCCTTATTGGCGAGGCGAACCATCTCCGCAACGTCTGCCGCGACAGCACCGTATCGCTCTACCACGTCGTTGAACTGTTCGACGTCATGCCCGACCAGGCGAAATATAGGCTGCCCCTCGCGATTGAAGCGCGGTTCGCCGAACATATCGACGTCCTGCGCAGCGTGGCACAACTCATGCTCGATCAGCGCGCAGAACGACCAGTCGTCCGCCTGCGCCGCGACAGTGGCGTCGATCGTGATGAGGAAGTCAGGCACGTAGCCGAACCACTGGCGCAGCTGGAAATCGGCCATGGCGCGGCCCCAGCGCTTCTGCGGCGGCCCGATCAGCTTGCACTCGCCCGCGACCATGCGATCCCGGTTGCGGTTCTCAGCAGTGGTCCACAGCCAGCCAATGGCCGCGTCCTCAAGGTGGGCATGGCGCGGGTTGTGCAGCGGTCCGTCGTCGAGGATGAACGTCTCACGCACCCAATCGCCCAGGCCGTGTTGGTCCGGGGCGAAGGTGTCGGGTTCCATGTCGCGCGGTGGGGCAGGGCGGGTCGAGGCGGGGAAGGGAAGGACGTTGCTCATACGGTTTCATCCGGTCTGACTTCTACGGAGCGGACGAGCAAGACGATGATCTCGCCTTTCGCGTTGAATTCCCAGCCGTGGACGCTCCAAGCCGGATCCTCGCGCCCCATCCGGTTCATCTCCTGCTGTGCTTCCCCGATCAGCTTGAAAGGGCCGAGGAAGTGATGCTCGTTGCGCCATTTGCTTGCACCGCACCAACTCATCGCCGCCTCCCCTCAGCTGTTGGAATCGCGAACACGTCTCGGATGACATCAAGCCATAGCATCCACAGGACCGCGTCACTTTCATTGGCGCGAAAAGCAGGCTCGTCCATTTCTCCATGGAACTTAATCGCATTGGAATGGCGACGATCGAGCACTGATAGGTTGCTGACGATGGCAGGTATGGTCACCCGTACGGCGGTATCCTGCAACTTTGACAAATCGTTCTCATGGCGCTTTTCCGATGCAAAAACCGAGGCGCGATCGATAGCGTGGCGAAGTGCGCGCTCCTGGGGGCCGTATCGAGGGACAGCGCTTTCGCGGGTGTAGGCGTGCCGCTTTTTGCGCGCTTGGGATTGGCGGCTCATTCGCACTCAACCATGGGATGATCTTCTGCCTCCCCCGTCATGCGGCTGGTCCTTTGAGGGCTGCGAGGATAGCCTCAAACTTCGCGCTGGGTATCAGCACATAGCCCGGATGATGCTTTTCACTGGTCATGTAATCGTCGGCGATGCCATCGCAGGCGGCTGAGACGAGGGCCTCCCGCAAAGCCTCCCCGCCCGCCACAGGTTCGACGGGGGCAGCGCTCATCCCATACGCCTGCCCGAACGGAGGCTGAGCCATGGCGCTGCCCGATCGCGGCCTCATCACCTCGCGCGCCTGCTTTTGGGCCAACGTCTCCACGGGATCGACGGGCGCGGGGTGCGGTGGGTGGGCGTAGAGCCGCTTTGTCAGGACGCAACGGAGAAGCTTCCCGTCTGGCAGCGTCAAATCATTCCCGCCCGTCTGAAAGCGCCATTGACCATCGCTGTAAAAATAGGCGTAGCAAAAGCCGCCATCGGGTTCCGTCCGTAGCGCGCAATGTGCCGCGTAATCATCAAAACCGGCTGCAATCAGCGTGTCGTATTCGACCGGCGCAACGCCCCCACTCACAGGATCAAACCCGCCGCCATCGCTCAACTTGTAAGGATCGCTTACACGTTGCGCATCACCAACCGGCGCAACGTCGCTGGCTGGGGTGGCGAGGGCTTCAATCACATGCATCCGCCATGCCGCCTTGCAAGCATCGCGATCAACGCCCCAAAGGTTCTCGTTGCAACTGCAACAAAGGACATGATTGCCGCATGGCTGCATCCATTCCCCGGTGGGATAATGCGCGGTCAACGCCTCCTGCAGCGCCTCAGTGTCTTTGGTCATGTCAGTGGTCTCCATCCCGCCGCCGTCCCGACCCATCACAGGACAGATTGACGCCGATTTCACGCTTGATCCGCTCGAACTGCGCCGTCGGCAGTACCTCGACGGGCGGTGCCCATTCACCCTCGTGTCGCCGGATCAGTATCTGCGCGCGAGCGATCCTCGCGGCCCTGCGGCCCATTGTGCGATCAGCTGCGCGCCGGATCTCGAACACGGTCGGGAAGTACTGGCTGGTCTTTACGAGGTGGTCGCTGGCCGCGAGCAGGTCGGGGAGGGGGATATCGGCCAGCGCAGCCGCGTAGGTGGCGAGCTTGGCCGCAGCGCTCGCCGCATCCTCCTTGCGCCGTGGCAGGACCGTAGCGAGGCCAGAAACGATCGTGTCGATGTCCTCCTCGCTCGCCGCCGGTGGGGACTGTGCGCCATCGATGTAGCGCTGCAACTCAGCCACGCTCTTCGGCCCAGGCACCTTCATCTCCAAAATGCTCTGTCGGCTGTCGAGCGCGGCGTTCAGCCCTGCGTTCAGCGGCGGCTCGGACCAGTGGATCAATGAACTGGTCCGGGGATGGATTTTCGTGAGACTTCCCATGTGCGTTCTCCCTTCGGGCAACGGATTGGCGGATATGTGCGGTGAAAAAGTTGAAAGACCGAACCGGTTCATGGTGCAGCGCGCCTTTGGTGGCGGCGATTTCGACCATCTCGTCGGGGGTCGCGCCAAGATCGAGCCAGGTCTGAACCGATCGCATGGCGTCGGCATAGGTGCGCTTCGAAGGGTCGATGTCGATCCCTCCAGCGGTCGCGATTCTATCGACAAGATCACTGATGCTGGCAGTCGGCAGCCGCCGCGCGTCATCTTCTTCTTCTAATATAGAATCTCCCTCTCCCTCTCCCTCTCCCTCTCCCTTGGAGAGGGTTTCACGCGTGACTTCCGTGTGACTTTGGTCTTTGTCACGCGTGACATTTGGTCGCGTCACGCGTGACAGTCGTGCGCCGTCACGCCCGATCTTGTCGGGGCGCCCGCACATTTCCCAATCATTATAAGAGGGTGTGTCGAGCTTATCGTTCGGATTGCGCTCGTTGTGCTTGCGGATAGCGGCGCAATATGTGCGGTGGCGCTGCTTGAGCTTCGCATCCCAGCTTGCGCGAGCAAACTCGGCAACGATCGGATGGTAGAGGCGGCCGTCGTCACATTTGACCCAGCCGTGCATCGCAATGGCCTTCACGCGCTGGAACGATTTGAGGTCGAAGCCTAGCTCCGCGAGATAGCACAGCTCTTCATCGTCGTCGGGGAGCGACGCAGCTGGAACTTGGTGCCAGCTTCGATACCAGAGCTTATGTCCGATCATCCAGGCGAGCGGGTTCCGCGATGCCTTGGCGTTGAAGCTTGACCCGAATACACGGTTGATGTCGATCATCATGCGGGGAAAGTCCCGGAGGTCGCAGTCGGGCGAGGTGAGGGGCGGCATTGTCATTCCCCGCACCTCACAGCGTGCGCGAGCTTTTCCACGTGTTCCACTGCCTGTCGTGCGCAGGCCATCGCATCGGCGTAGATTTCGCTGCCGGTGAAACGCATGACTTGATAACCAGCTTCGAGCATGGATCTGTCGCGCGCCCTGTCACGAGCGGCCTGTCGCTTCGTGCGCTCGTGGAAATCATGCCCATCGCATTCCACGACGAGGCGCTGCGCGTCCGAAGTCAGCACAAAATCAGCTCGATAAGCTCCGATTTGCACCTGCGGCTCGAACGACACGATGTTGTTCAGAGACCTACAAGCCTGGGCGAGAGCCACATACATCGCCGCCTCGATCGGGGACTCTGTCTTTTTCAGAAAGAAACAGCAGCTATCGAGCTGATTTTGCCGATGCTCAGCCGCAGCGGCTTCGATGGCCCGCAAGAGGACGTCGGGTCTGTCCATCACACCAACACCCCCCACGCCCTCAGGACGTCCTCACCCTCGTCCACCGTTCTGAATACGGCGTGCCGGACGTCCCTCGCGGCGCACCATTCGCGCCAGTCCTTCTGGGACGGCGACAGCGTTCCGACATTGCTCTTTGCCTCCAGAACGCCGGAGCCGTCGGCCCACATGAAGAGGTAATCTGCCGCGCCTGTGATCATCCCGGCTGCGCGAGCAATCGCCGCGGCGGGCGTTGCCCGTGCAGCGCCGGCAAGCTCGTTGGGCGTGTGTGTCCAGACAGCGCGGAGACGTCCCTCCAGCGTGTGGGCGCGCAGCGCATTGGCGAACGGAATCGCCATGGCATCTTCTGGGCCGAGCCTCAGTCGTCTCGAAAGGCTGTGATATTGCATCAGGCGCACAAGGAACGCGGGCGTGGTCATTCCTGTCGCTCCAGCCGATCGGCTTCCGCATCCTTTGCTGCGGCAGCGCGCTCGAACCGATCGACGTCCTCCTGTGCAAAAGGATGGCCGATGATCCGCCAAATTGCAGGCTGGTTGCGGTACGAGGCTGCCTCGCGGCGCAGCGTGGCGATTTTCAGGTCTTTGTCGTCCACGGTCAGGCGCTTTCTGCATCCAATTGCTCGCGCAGCACCTCGTTCTCGACCACGAGGTCGTTGATGTTCCTGGCGCACATCACGCCCATGGCGACGACGCCGCTACAAAAGGCTAAGGCGGCGCAGGCCGCAACCAGTGCGATAATTCCTAAGGTCGTCATGATCTTGCCTCCCGCAGACGTCATCATCGGGGCGGCCGGGTGTGGCCGCCCTCCTGGGACGTCAGCCAGCAATGGCGCAGGCGTTCATCGCTTCGACGGGCTGGTTGAGGCCCGTCGCATCCTGCGGCAATTCACGGATCACGATGTTTCGCGTGTCGCTGATGTGGAACGACTGCTTGCTTTCCTTCGGAACGAAGGTCGTGGTCGATTGATAGCCATGTGATCGAACGAGATCGCCCACGTGTGAATGATCGTCGTGAGTAGTGACCTCGACAGGCCAGCTGTGCGTTTCAACTATGATGGTCGTCGTCATAAAACCTCCTCAAAAAATCACCTCGGTAGCCACGATTTGCGGCAGAAGTGCCTTCCCCGATCGAACCGCTTGGCCCCTTGCGGGACATCGTGGCCTTGTGTTCACCCAGGCCGAGGCGGCCGTCTGGGTCAGGAGAACTCGATCGGGGGAGCTGGTTATTCCGGGGTGCCGACCAGCAGTGGGAGGCCGGTCTCATCCTTTACGCGCTGGCACGCCTTGTCGAAGGCGTCATCAAACACGAGGTCCCTGCGCCACAGGTCGTACCAGAAGGTGATACCCTCGCTCGTCTTGCGGTAGCGCAGGCGGGCCGCGATCCGGTAATAGCCGTCGTGGGCGAAAACCGGGATGCAGATGATGAAAAGGCCCGGCACGTCGACCGGCGCGCCGCTGGCGTCGGTATGCTCGCTCTCGAACCGGATTTGGCCTTCGCCGGTGGAAAGGTTGTGGACCTGCTTGATAACGCTGCTCTCGTTGACCTGCAGGCCTTTCGCCAATTCCATCAGCTTGGACGGGCCAGCGATGCGATCGAGGCCGGTGGCGCCAATGAAGCGGCGGATATCTTCGTTCAACTCGGTCGGATCCTCGACCAATTCGACGTCGACGATCCGATCCTCAAGGAAGGCGGCGAAGTCGATCATCGACATTTTCTTGCCGTCGGCGGCATTCCATGCGTGCCACTCATCCGACAGCGGGAACGCGAACAAGGAGCGATGCTGGCCGAAGCGAGGCGTGCCGTCCTCGCCGCTTTCATGGTAGTCGAGGACAGCGGTGAGGCGTGGCGCGCGGCGATCGTCGAAAGCGAAGAGAATGCTGTCGTCGTCCTTGAAGCGGTTAATATGGTCGATCAGGCTTTCAAGGCGCGTGAGCTGGGCGGTGCCGGTGCGACGCTCCGGGCAATCGCGATATTCATCGAATGCGGCTTTGGGGACAACCTGGAAGCCGCTGCGTGTCACCAGGCCGGGAATGACGAGCGTCTCGTCGGCGGGATGAGGGAACGAGACCAGCGTCGGTTTCTGATATTGCTCGGCAGCGGCATGGGCCTGCTGGATCGCATCGCCGATATTGTCGTGAGTGAACGGGAGCGCGGCAGGTGCCGCGGCGGGTGTGTCCGTCATGAAGATTTCCTTGTGTCGTTAGGGAAGGGGGATGGGTGAGCGCGCTTAGTTGCGCACGTCGCGGCGGGGCGTGACGTCGCGCACCGTGCCGAACAGGTTGCCCTGTCGGGGTTTGTTGGGCGTGAACTTGTTGTCCTCGGTGACCCAGCCGACCGACTGCTTGCGCTTTTCGGCGGGGCGCTTGATCGCGTGACTGGCGGCGAACACATAGAAGCCAGCGGGATCGCGGATGATGTCGACCTTAATCGTCAACTGCGCCTTGAGCTTGCCCTGTCCCGTGGACTCGGCCAGCTCTTCGAGATCGGCGGCCAGCTCATTCAGGTCGAATGCGACATCGGCGTCGAACTGCCCGTCCTCCTGCATCCGAATGAAGTCGGCAAGGCTGTGTGCGGCCGGATAGCGCTGGCCGCCATCTGCGGCGCGCGCTTCGAGAATTTCCCCGGTATCGGGGTCGTGGGTAGTTTCAGACATGGGGGTGGACCTCCGCTGAGTTTGCGCGTTGCGTCGCAGCGTCGAGGCTCCGTTCCCTCTCCCGTTCGAGCTGTAGCTCGTGCCAGTCTCTTTCGGTGATGGCATTCTTCGACCAAGCGCGGTAGCGCTCGATCTGGGTTGCGTTGGGACGAGAGATACCCCGTTCATGCCGATGAACGACGGATGCGTTGGCAAGACCAACGGCGTCGGCGACGGCATCGAGGGTATCCCCGGTGAGTTCACGATAGGATCTGAGCTGCATAGCCTGCTCATTATCCGTATAGTGCAATTCACGGTCAAGGGGATTTGTCCGATACGGAAAAGACGCTATGGGGCGCTCCGTGTACTTCGGACAAATGAACAGGAAGCCCGCGCCACTATATGCTGAAAATCGTATCAGGGAGCTGCGCAAGCAGCGGGAGATGACGATGGAGGAGCTTGGCGCGCGCGTCGGGCAAATCCTCCGTGGCGATGATCTGGCGATCTCGACAGTACGAAAACTCGAAACGCGCGCCATGGGGCTGACGCTCGATTATATCCTTGCCATTTCGCAGGTGCTTGAGGTCGAGCCGACTGAGCTGATCGTGGGCAGTCGTGGGCGTGGCAAGCACGTCCCACTCGTCGGCCGCATCGCGGCGGGCAAGTGGAAAGAGGCTGTCGAGGATTTTGAGCAGCTCGTGCCGATCCCCGACGGTATCTGTGGGCCGAACGCTTTTGCGCTGCGCCCCGACGGCGATTCTATGGATCGCCTGGTCGGAGAGGATGCAGGCGAGGATAGCTTTATCGTCGTTGACCCGGACGAGCGCGATCTCCTCGACGGCAAAGCCTATGCTGTATCGAACAGTGACGGGGAAACGACCTTCAAACGCTTTCGATCGACGCCGCCCAGGCTGGAGCCTTGCTCGCGAAATGAAGAGCATAAGCCGATCATCATCGGACACGAGCCTTTCACGATCATAGGCCGCGTGGTCTATTCAGGACGTCTCCTCTGATGTCGCTGGCGCTGCAAGGCGTCGCCTTCATCGCCGCATTTCTTGGACTGGGCGCGCTTGCGACGGTCTGCGCGCGGCGTCGCGGGCTAGGTTACGCTCTGGGCGGTGGAATCGCCCTAATCCTCATCCTTTTCCTGCTTGGCGCAATCCTATCGGGCCATTTCCTCCGCTCGACGCAGCAGGAATCGCACGATGACGGATGTGGGATTTCTTCCGTTTGCTGATAAAATTGCACTAAACGGACAATCCCTCTTGCGCTAATTGTCCGATACGGATAATTCGGTCTCCGTGAACTGGAGATCGAGAAGATGTTTCGCATCCCTTCCATAGCCGACGCCTCGGCGCAGCACCCCCCCGTTGCCCCCCAACATCGCTGCGCAATCGCCCCCACCGGCTCCACCAACCCCGTCGCGGTCGAGGCGCGCGACGGGGCAACCCTTTATGACGTGAGGCTAGATCGCGATCACTGGGCTTTTGACCCGGTCGCCTATCGGCAGTCACGCCTTGCGGATGTCGAAGCGCGTGCAGTCGCGGCTGTCTTTATGGCCGCAACAGGCTTTGCCGGATTTGTCCTCATGCTCGTTGCAGCAGGTGCGCGGTGAGTGCCTGGTATGACAGCCTCGCCGCCATGCGCATCTGCAAGGCGATGTTCGACGTGTCGGCCATTGCTGCCGAGTTCGACCCGCAAAGTTCCTGCTCGGCGACCCGCGAAGCGGCCAACCTGCTGGGCGGTGTGAAAATCGTCTGGGCTAAGGGCTTCGACGGAATTCGCGAGACCGAAGGCCGCGAATGGCAAATCCATGGCGTCTGCGAGGATCTGCGCCGCCAGCTCGAATATCTGCAAATGCAATGGATGGAACAGCAGATGATGGCGCGGGGGTTCCGCAAGGAATTTCTGATGGATCCGCCACCGCGTGACGACGTCCGCGCCGCATCCAGTGAGATATTGGCGACCACTCCTGACGTGAGTGAGGCGCTGAGCGCGTTCGTAGAGCGTCGACGTGCGGTTCGGAGTTTCGCGGCATGAAGCGCTTCACCCATTGGTTTTTCGGCATTGGCTCGGAAACTCACCGGCAGGTCTATTATAGCTGGCGCGAGTATCCGCTTGCCATGTTCCATACCGCATTAGCTGCATTCATGTTTGGAGCGGCTGTGGTGGCCACCATCGGGTTGGCGTTCGTCCGGTGAAGCGCGCCCGTCTCGACTATACCGTCGGCGCAGCAACACGCCGCCATGTCATCCCCGAAGCGGAGAACCCCGCCCTTGGCCTGATTGAAGGCCTGTATCGGGTACGGCGCGGCGTCTGGCGTCCTGTCGCCGTCATGTTCGGATATCCGCTCGATCCGGTCACGGACGAGCCGCTGGACCGCTCGCCACGCTGGCAGGTGATGTTCTGCGGTCGGCTGATTTGGGATCATACGCTGGTCTGGCCCGCCTGCTGGGCCAACCCGATCGACCGGGACGAGTATGTCTATCTGATCGAGCGGATGCTTCACGCGCAGGCTCACGATCCGCGCGACCCGTTCGGCAAGGCAACCAGCAGGATTGACCTGCTGAACTGTTCCCCGCCCAGCTTTTAAGGAGAAGTGCAATGGCCACTGCCGCTATTGATGTGTCCGATGATCCGCGCGCTCGTGTGGGCGGCAATATGCCGCCAAGCATTAAGGAGCAGGCCCTGTTGGAGGGCGCAGAAGCTCTCAAGCCTCTCTTGGACCGTGCGGCGGAACTGCTCGCATCAGCGAGCAAGGCCAAGGCCGACGACGCGGAGAGCGCGGGTAAATGTTCCGATCTCGTGCGGATGATCCGGGCCTGCGACGCCGCGCTCGACGACAAACGCAAGGAAGTGCAAGCCCCCTACAAGGCAGCCGTCGATGTCCTGATGGATATGCCGCGCAAGGCCAAGGCCGATTTGGCTGGCGCCAAACGCGACCTTACCGCTATCATTGCTGAGTTCGACCGCAAGGAGCGGAAGCGGCTCAAAGATCTGGCGGACGCGGATGCTGCGCGCCAGGCCGATGAGGACGCCCGCCTCAACGAGCGGGCCGCGTCGTTGGGCGTGGAACTGCCGGTCGAGGAAGCTGCCGCCGAACCGGCGCGCAGCACGAAGCCAGTCAGGTCGTTTCAGTCGGACATGGGTTCGTCGGCCTATGTGCGGGAAGTAGATGTCTACACGATCAGCGATCCCTACGCGCTGCCGCTCGAGATCCTCAATCACCCCAAGGTGACAGAGGCGATCATATCGGCTGCCCGTGAGTTCCGGCGCGCCAATCCCGACACCAAGATCAAAGGCATCATCGTCACCAAAGAAGAGACGACGGTCGTCCGGTGACATTCCGCCCGCGCCCATACGACCCTGATCGAGAGGATCGCCGGACGCCTGCGCAAAAGGCCGCGCACCAGCGAAACTGGAAGATTTGGCGGCTTCGTGGGCTTTACTGGAACGCACACCTCCTGACCGAGGAGCGTCGCGCACGAGCCTTGGAACAGATCGACGCCGAGTTGATCGCCCTGGGCGCGGAGCCGCAGTCGGATCGCGTGGCGCGCGAGGCGGAAGAACGCCGCGCCAAATTCTATCGCATGTCCGTGATCAGCAAGTTGCTGCGCGGCGAACCGATTTTTTGATGAAGGAAACCCCCATGAATGCACGAACTGACACGGTCGAGAACCCGCTCGCCAAATTCGACGCAGCAGCGCTGAAAGGCATCGATTCCACCAGCGGCGACGGTGGCGCGCCCCGCGCGCTGTTCCTGCCAAGCGGCTTCGGCGAGGCGATGGAGCTGGCCAAGCTCATGTCTGCCGGGCTGGCGGTTCCGCCGCATCTGCGCGGCAAGCCTGCCGATTGCCTTGCGGTCCTGATGCAATCGGCTCGCTGGGGTCTCGACCCGTTCGCCGTCGCTTCCAAGAGCTATTTCGTCAATGATCGCATGGCCTATGAGGCGCAGTTGGTCATTGCCGTGCTGAACACGTCGGGCGTGCTGAAAGGTCGCCTCGACATTCAGTGGGAGCGTACCGAAACCGACCTCATCTGCACCGTCACCGGCACGCTCAAGGCCGACACGCGCCCCAAACAGGTGCAGCAAGGCATGTCGTCGATCAAGGTCAAGAATAGCCCCCTCTGGATCGCCGCGCCGCAGCAACAGCTGGGTTATTATACGTCGCGCATGTGGGCGCGCCTGTTTGCGCCCGAAGTGCTGTTGGGCGTCTATACCGTGGACGAGATCCAAGACATGGGTGTCGAAAATGCGCGTGAGGCTGTCCCAGCCGCGCCGACGCGCCGTCGTGTCCAGCAGCAGCGCCAAGCCGCGCCTGAGCCGCAGCCGGAAGTTGTGATCGAAGGGCAGGCTGTCGTGGTGCAACCAGCAGATGCGGCCGAAGAAGCCGATGAAGAGGAAGCTGCTCGCGCTCTCGACGCTCAAACCGCAGGTTGGCAGGACGGTCCGGCAGAAGGTCAGGTCGGCGAGGCCAACAACGACGCTGCGGAAGCAGAGCGCGAGCAGGCGCAGCCGGAGGAACGCGATTGGAGCGCTACGCTTGATCGGATCTTCATGGAAATGGAAGCGAAGGAGCTGGTCGCCGACGTCAACAGCTATTGGGTCTCGATTGAGGGCATGCTGAACGACGCGCCGGAATCCATCTTCAACCGGGCAGCAGGCTTGCGGAATGCTCGTGTTGCCGAGCTGCGGGCAGGCGCGAAATGATCGCTTACGGTTCCTTGGGCGTCCCCACGAACATGGAGGTCCGCGAAATGCTGCGCCAGTGGCAGGCGCAGAACCGCTGGGCGTGGGCCAACCTGTCAAACGCCATGCGGTTATGGGGCGCGAGCAATGTGGCCGGCGCAAACCGGCTTGCAGCGTTCGCCCATAGCCGCGGCGTCACGCTCCACGATGACGCCCTGCGTTCACTGCGGCGTTTCCTCATTGCGTTCCCGGAACCGGGGCCGTTCGATACCATGATTGAACGCCTGGAAGCTGAGCGACTGCAACGCGCGCGCGAGGAACAGGAGCGTCCGATCCGTGAAGCGATGCAGCGGGAGCGTGATCGTGCAGCGCACGTCCGGTATTGGCTGGAGCGTGAGCGCGCGCCGCGCGCAGCCCGTCGGCCGGTCAATCCTCTCATGGGTCTCGATAAGGCGACTATAGCTGCGCTCAGCGGGGCAGCGTCATGACGCCCGACACGCACCGCCCTGCGGCACGCTATCGTCCCGCCTGGCGCACGCCGGTGGGCCAGACCAAGACCGTGAAGGCGATCGGCGATGTCGAGATTACGACGCACGGGTTCGAGCGCTTGACGGTCGACGGCTTTCGGAGGGTTGATCAGTGAGCGAGGATGCGATCCGCGCGGCGCGGATGATGCAACAGGCAGCCGACGACATGAAACAGGCCGCCCTCAACATTGATGGCTCACTCGCGCAGCATCGCGCCTTCATGGACGATTGGCTCAATCGCCTTGATGGGGTTTTGCAGGACCGCATTCACGATTTTGGGATCGAAAGGTCATGAAGGGCGCGGATCAATGCCCGCGCTGCGCCTCGCGCCGGACCGTCGACATTGATGCGCCAAGTCCAAAGGGCTTCTACAGCCGGATCATACGCGGCTGCGTCAACTGCAAGACGCTTTGGGAGCCGTTCGATCCCGCCGAAGCGATCGACCCGGAGGACCGGCTCGCGTCGTTCAAGGAGCCTTGCAACAACTGCGCGTTCCGCCCTGGCTCGCCAGAACAGGCCGACACCGAAGAATGGAAGAACACGGTCGCCTCGCTCAAAGCGGGCGGCCGGTTCTATTGCCACAAAGGCGTCCCGATCGACCCGGCGAACGCCAACGGGTTCGCATACCCGGAGGACGGCAAGAACCCTCGCAAAATGCGCCTGTGCCGTGGCTATCTGAAAATGTGGGGTGCGATGATCGACAAGCGGTTTGCAGAGGAGGACGTCCATGATTGACCGCGAAAAATCTCAGGCGCTGTTAGATGCGATCCAGCCCTTCGCCCATGCTGCTGCATTGGGCTGGCAGGTGCTGGACGCGGTACGAGCCGCTGACCTTCGGGGCAAAGGCATTACCAAGCTGATCGCTGCCGACATGTACGCCGGGCAGCATACCGCACAGAGCAATGTGTCTTGGTCGGACTGGCAGCGCGTCCTCGATGCCTGGGTAGCGCTCATGCCGCCGCCTGAGAAGGATGGGGATGATAGCAATGGCTGAAACCAAGATCGAATGGACCGAGCGCACGTGGAATCCGATTGTCGGCTGCTCGCTCGAATCTCCAGGCTGCAAACATTGCTACGCGATGAAAATGGCAGGCCGCCTCGAAGCGATGGGCTTACCAGCCTATCAAGGAACCACGCAAAAAACGGCCAAAGGCTTTGTTTGGACCGGCAAGATCGGGGTCAACGATCACGCCATGCTGGAACCTCTGCGCCGCAAGACGCCGACGACATGGTTCGTCAACTCTATGTCGGACCTATTCCATCCCGATGTGCCGGATGAAATTATTGATCAGATTTTCGCGGTGGCGATGCTTTGCTCACGACATACGTTCCAGATGCTGACTAAGCGGTCTGAGCGGATGCGACATTGGATGCAGCGATTGGAGGCCGCTGTGATAGCTTGGTTTGTCAGGGGCGACCCAGAGCTACTCAATGATAGCTTTCCGCACTGTGCAGGCTCCATTGCGCATCCAGCCGGGCCGCGTGATTGGCCATTGCCAAATATTTGGCTGGGCGTGTCTATTGAAGATCAGAAGCGCGCCGATGAGCGTCTCCCCGATCTTCTCGCCACCCCAGCGGCCGTGCGTTGGCTATCGTGTGAGCCTCTACTGGAGGAGGTATTATTCGATCCCTGTGACCTCGCTCGTGTCGATTGGGTTGTGGTCGGCGGCGAAAGCGGGCCGGGCGCGCGACCGATGCATCCTGAGTGGGCGCGAAGCCTCCGAGATCAGTGCGCCATCGCAGCCGGTGTCCCTTTCTTCTTTAAGCAGTGGGGCAACTGGTCATCCATCTACGATCGCGACAATGATGATCCTGATTGGCGGCGTGTCCCAAAGCCAGGGGATTGGGACAAGAAGCGTTGGCTCAACCGCGCAGGCGGGCAGGGCTTTCATGGCGACAATCTGCACATGCTGCAGAATGTTGGGAAAAAGGCAGCAGGGCGTCTCCTAGACGGGATTATTCACGACGAGAGGCCAGCCAATGGCTGACACCCTCGAAATCTGGACCATCACGGAAAACCCATCGGACCATCCCGGCAAGTTCGTCGCGCGCAAGCATGTCGTGAAGGCTGGGGAGAGCATGGCCACGGAAGAGCATTTCGTCCGCGACACGCTGGACGGGGCGCGCGCTGCCATTCCCCGCCGACTGTTTCGCATCCCGCGATCGAGAGGCGACGATCCTGTCATAGTGGAGAGTTGGTTGTGAATGCCGCCGTATTTTCCGTGGCCACGCTCGCAGAGCATTGGGCTTGCGGGACAGACACGATCTATTCGCTGATACGATCCGGAGACTTGCGAGCCTTCAAATTGGGGGGGAAGCTGCTGCGGATCAGAGCGGATGAAGTGGAAAGATTTGAATGCCAGACTACAGCCTGCAACGATACCGCGGCAAACTCGCCATCGTGTGGAACGAAGGTGGACGACGCCACCGACATTCGCTTGGAACGACTGATCGAGCGTCCGCAGAGGCCGCAGCTCGTTCATTCTGGAAAAAGCGCACGCTAGGCGGGCAGGCGCACACCGTCGGCGATGCTGTCCGTGCATATCTGGAGGCGAAGTCGGATATCGCGTCGATCAAGCGAGCGAAGGTAGCGTGGAAGGCCGCTGAAAGTTTCTGGGACCGGCTGCCGATCGCTCGCGTCGATCCTGCGGCGGCTATCGATTACCGGATGCGCAGGGACCATTGCAAGGCAATCACTGTCCGCAATGAGCTCGCGGTGATTCGCGCGGCCTTGAATTGGGCCGAGAAGAACAGCCTGATTGCGAAGGCACCCTTCATTCAAATGCCCGCGATCCCGTCGTCGAACGTCGGGCATTTGTCGAAGGCGGAGTTTCGCCGCTTGCTCGATGCTGCCCAGGCACCGCACATCAAGATATTTCTCCAGCTGGCCGTCGGCACCGGCGCGCGGACCAACGCGCTGCTCGACCTGACATGGGACCGTGTGGACTTTCAGCGGAACGTCATCATCCTGAACCCCCATGACCGGGTGCAGACCAGCAAGTACCGTGCGACCGTCCCGATGAACGGCCAGCTTCGCGCGGCGCTGCTGGAGGCGATGGACGGGGCGCTATCCGACTATGTCGTCGAGCATGGCAGGGGCAGGGTTGCTTCGATCAGGAACGGCTTCAAGGCAGCGACGAAAAGGGCAGGGCTTAAGGCCACGCCGCACATGATGCGGCATAGCGCGGCGGTATGGATGGCCATGGAAAATGTGCCGTTTTCTCAGATCGCGCAGTTTCTCGGTCACACCGACAGCAGGATTACAGAGCGGGTGTACGGGCGATTCTCGCCTTCATTCCTCGCCAACGCAGCGGAGGCATTGACATGGTAGATGCTGCGGAGACCAATTGGATGGACGTTCTCGATGACGTAATGGGGGACCAACCCAGAAAATATCGAGGCAAGGTACTCCAACGCTGGCATTTGAATGCTTCGACGACATGCTGGGTATATTTTATCGCGGCCGAAGAAACAGACATGTTGGACAGCCCGATCAAAATCGGAATCTCGAATCACCCTTATGCACGACTTGCAGAGATGCAGCAGGTTTGCCCGGCCAAGCTCATAATTCTTGCTGTCGCCCCAGGCGGCGCAGCGATGGAAAAGAGATATCACGAGAGGTTCGTGAGCCACCGGTTACATGGCGAGTGGTTTTCCAGAAATCCTGAGCTTTTGAAGCTGATAAGATACTGGAAGGTTCGATATCCCCTAAACGCGGAGGTTAAATGA